TTATTTAGCTTCCGGCACCAATTTCGGCACCAATTTCCCCTCCGTTTCCTCCTGTTTCGAGAAGAACATTTCCCCGAAAGCGTCAGCAGTTTCCTGTTGCATATGAGCTGTTATGTGCGAATAGCGATCTAACATCTTAACGCTTGACCATCCCATGCGCTCAGCGATCCTTTTGTTGTTCTCCCTCAACTTCAGGAGCATAACAACATGAGTATGACGAAGATCATGGAATCTGATCTTCTTTAGTTTGTCTTCACCTTCAGCAATAGCATCATTGATCTTATTGACTATCCTTTCAAAGGATCGATTAAGATTCCTCGGGGACAATGGAGAGCCTAGTTTAGTGCTTATGACGAGTTGGAACTTTTCATTGTAAATATCTTTGTTTGCCATTCTCTCTTCATTAAAACGATGCTTTAGGGCGTCCAGTTCTGCCGCGGTTGTTTTGTCGATACCGATCGAACGCATACCTGAAATCGTCTTTGTGCCTTGATCAATCTGCTTGCCATAATGATCCAGAGTTTGTCTTACAGATATGGTCCTGCGTTTAGTATCGACGTCGGCCCAGCTTAATCCGAGTATTTCACCTTGCCTCATTCCAGTGGTTAATGCCAAAAGAAAGGCGTGGTAATATCGATCCGTTTTAGCTGCCTCTAAAAATTTGTGGGATTCTTCTTCATTCCAATAGAGCATTTCTTTAGTTTCTGCTTTCGGGCGATCAACAACGGCAGCGGGGTTTTTAATTATCATGTCCCAGCCAGCCGCCTTCTCCAATGACTCATTGATAAGTGTATGAACCTTTTGGATATTCTCTCCAGATAGAGATCCTGATTCTTGGAGGTGATTATAAAGATTCTGAATATGTCTAGGAGTAATTTCAGCCAAGGTCAGGTCACCTAAGCCCACATCTTTCCCATCGCTATTTTTCCGCACAGGCAAAATATGATTGTTAACCATGCTTTCATAAGTATCAAGGGTTCGCCCCTTAACACGCGTTTTTTTGTCTTTTAGATAATCGGCCATGTAATCGCGGTATACTGTTTTGGAAGCATCTATGTTCAGCCCCAGCTTGAGTTCACTTCGAAGTGTTCTCTCAGCTTCTTCCGCATCCTGCTTTCGCTTAAATCCCCTGCGCTTTATTCTCTTTCTGTCCTTACCTTCGCCGGTTTCAATTACGAAATACCAAGGATTAGTCTTAAGTGTCTTATCCTTAATAACGGTCACAATTAATCACCAGCCTTATGTTCAATAATGTCATTGGGTTGAACTTTGAAGAATGTGCAGAGTTTATCCAGAACATCCATTGACACATTTTCACCTTTATCGAACTTCGCGATCGTAGACGGACCGAAGCCGAAGGGCGCTTCTCTGAGGTCTGTTTTCTTCATGTCCCGCTCTAACATTAATCTAAATAGTGGCTTGTATGAAAAACCCATGATATTACCCCTTTCGGTACTTGATAAACAAATAATAGAATAAAAAGTACAGAAAAGCAAATATTTATTATCGAAATGTATTGACCGTTTATATTGAAAATGATATATTATGTACAGGAAGTCAAACATACGACTTCCGAAGGGAGGGAAAGGGAAAATGGACAAGTTGGTAATCGCAGCATTCGAAAAGCTCCAGAAACGAGAACACCTCCTAAGAGTGACCCGCGACCAGTTGGCGCTGGGACGGATCACCAAGGAGGAGTTCAAGAAACGCGAAGCCGAGATCCTTGAGAAGTTCGGCCTAACGTTGGGGGAGGAAAGAGCCTACGACCTCTACCTCCGGATGAAGGGAAAACGCAGTAAGTAAGGCAAGAGGGGAAGGGTCGAAGTTAGGCCCTTCTCTTCCCCCGCCGAACTTGCTTAACGTTAAGCATATAGGAATCGTAAGACTCGATCAACTTGTTCAGGTCTACGTAAACCAGCGGGGTTAGAACGTTGCCTTTGACCGTATATTCAATGATTTTAGGAACCAACGTTATCGCCTCCTCGGAATTGCTTCAAGTATACCAATGTACGGACGTAACGAACAAGGGGGAAACCAAATGTCGAACAAAGTGATTTTGAACGAACAGCAAACCCGCGCAGTTCGCCTTCTCGCTGAAGCGGCTTCCGCGTTGAATAAAGCCTGGACGGATGAAATGGGAGAGGCGCTGCATAGCCTGAACTTGCTTCCAAACCGTGATCTTCTGGAAGCCGAACGACTCTTGTTCGGAATCGCCGGCGACGGAGAGATTGAAACCGCCTGACGAGCGTATGACGCGCCTTGGGCCTCCAGCGGAGGAGGCCGAAACCTACCGGCTACGGCCGGGACGGTCGCGGAATCCGCTTAACGGTCGCCAAGCACGGCAATCGGTCGATGGCCCGGTGCACGGCCGCTTTACATAGATGCTCTTTGTAAATAGAAAAAGCTCGCTCGAACGCTTCGGACGGCAGAGGTTCGTTCCACAGCGAATACTTGGGGATTTTTTTTCGAGATGTGTGTAGGATTAAACAGAGTTATCCCTCCTGCTCTTTTTTGTGTTGTGGAAGGATTTGTTCATTTATATGTCGAAAATTGATATGAAATCTTTTAGTGGAGGGTTCCATGTGTCGAAAATTAATAGACACGAAACTTTTGTGGTCTTTCTGGACATCCTTGGATTTAGACAAATAATGAAAAATAATAACGAAGATGAATTAATTCCGTTTATTCAATTGATGAGTTCAATACTGAGTGATACAAAGGAATCATTAGTTAAGTCCCTTTTAAATGACGATCAGTTTAACGAAGGTGACGTTGAATTTATCTTTCAACAACTCAATGTGCAATCAATTAGTTTATCGGATAGCATTGTTCTTTGGACTCCGAATGCATCCCCAGATGACTGCGTACAATTGATGATTGTTGCAAATGCAATATTGCTTAAAGCGTTTAACCAAGGTTTTCCACTTCGAGGAACAATGACTTTTGGTGAGTTATATTTTGCGGATGATTCAAAAAACTCGAATGTTTTCGGAAGTGCGATTGTAAAAGCATATGAAATGGAAAAGGTGCAGGAATGGTCAGGAGTTATTATAGATCCGATTTGTATTGACCATTACAGAAAATACGTTGCCAGAAACATTGATTTCCAAAAAGAAGACATAGAATCATATTACTTTACAGAGTATGAGGTTCCGAAGAAGTCCGGAAAAATTCAAAAGGAATATGTTCTTAATTGGCCCCAAAATATTAATCTTAGGGTAAACCATGACGATTATATTTTGTTTATCAGTGATTCATTTGCTCGTCACGGGAAGACAGTAGATAATTGGTCTGTTCGCTCAAAGATAAATAACACAATTAATTTTTATAAACATTCGATGGGTATACTGTGATACATCAACTTGTCGGGCTAACTAGCAGTTAAAAGAGATATTGACGAGCTTATTCCTTCTGGAGTAAGCTTTTTTTGTCGATATATGGAAATGATAAAAAAGGGGGGGCCGATTTGATTAAAATCACATCGGGAGGGAAGGACGTTATATACGCTGGTACAATTGCCGCTTATAACGGAGAACCTATAGAAGTGACGCTTTCTGATGATCAAGATCCAATGCATTTAGATTTTGTATTAATAAAAGATCCAAATGATGAGGATAGTAATTACACGCAACTACAACTAGTCGATGAAACAAAACTCTTAATTAGGTTTGTCAATTATAGAAGCGGAAGATTCGGCACTAAAGAAGCACTCTTACTTGGCGAATTCGCTAAAAAGTCTCTTGAAATTCAATACTCTGTTGAATATTTCCCTGATAGAAACGACCAATGGTTTATGAATCTGACAATTTATTCGGGGAGGGAAATAAATAATGAATAAATTTTATGATCTCCCTACCGACCACAGGCTTGCAAGCAAAATAATCACTGAAAATGCAAAAACAGAATTCCACAAAGCTCAATTAGGAGTCCTAGGTAGGTTCTTTGGTTCCAGTGAAAATGTTAGACTTTATATCGTTGGTTTGATTGCTGTTGTCATTTTATTTATCGCCCTAGTGTACACTTTAATGCCAAGTAATTGGAGATCGGATACATTTGGGATAAAAGAGATGTGGACGATTATTACACCGATAATTACTACAATAGTCGGTTATTTAATAGGATCGAAGGAAACAAAGAAGGACGAACCATAGAATACGATTTTTGTCGTATTTTTCCTAATAAGTAGATAACGTTATTTTTAGGTTAATCCGTTCCGCCAATGCGCGGGTCGGATTTTCGTGTAATTACGACAATGTTGGCCGTGCATGGCTGGCCTTTACATAGATGCTCGTTGAAAAATAAAAAAAGTCCCAGCAATAGCCGAGACTCCTTTTATACCGGTGCTTCCGGATTTCTGTTTCGATCATATCATTTAAACCAGTATTTGTAAACGTTATACCTGAACTGTTTCAGGACGTTTAATTTGCAAAGGAGGAGGGATCAGCCAACCTTTATCCTTAAGCATCCTTAGCGTTTTACCGCCAAGTGCCGTTTTTGCTGCTATGTGCTTAGCAAACAAAGCGCCGATATCTTCCCGAATACACATTGACATGGATTGAGTACAAGCGACTAACCCTGTTGCTGTGTCTACCGATATGGCTGCAGCTATATCTTGATCAGATAAACGCGCACCAACGGGTATGTCCTCGAGGTTAACTCGAGGTCTATCGGCCATCATCGGAGCTGGAGCAATGCCATTAGCATTAAGTACTTCATCCAATTCCTTTATTTCTTGTTTTGCTTGGTCAATGTAGTCATCAAGAAGTTTCTTTAGATCTTTATCACCAGCGTGGTTATGATAGGCTTGATAAAATGATACAGCCCCTTTTGCAATCGTCGATGCGCTCCAAACACTTGATATCTCTCCATAATGCATTGGCTCATCTTTTGGATTACCACTAAGAATCCCCATTGAACAGCCTCATTTCTGTTTTTATTTACAACTCGAATTGTATTATGCCGTATTCCCAGTTTCTCTTATGCAATGATAAAAAATGCCCATTGAGCATAAAAAAAAAGTTTTGCGGGATACTGTTCCTAAAAAATTGGAACGGAGAATGCAGTGTGAAGACATTGAACATCGTAGCACTCAGTTTATTAATCATTGGGGGTCTGAACTGGCTATTGATCGGTTTATTTGAGTACGATTTAGTTGCGGGGATTTTCGGAGGTCAAGATTCTGTTATGTCTCGAATTATTTATGTCATTGTTGGAATTTGCGCCTTATACTGCATCAGGTTTTTCAATGATGTTGGCTCAGAGGAAAGAGCTCGATAACTTTGCTGACTCTCGGGATTATTTACCGGCATCACCGCCTACTTCCTAATGATACAATCGGTATATCAACTTAGATATACTGGTGGTGTACGGGATGTTCCTCGAGCCGATGCTTTTGGAAAAGCGAGAGCAACCGTTCGACGATGAGCGGTACCTATACGAACCCAAGATCGACGGACACCGTCTCATCCTCTCCATGGAGGCCGGGCAGGTCCGTCTTTTTACTCGTCATAATAACGACGTCACGCGGCAATACCCCGAGCTGCACGACGTGCCGATCGAGGATACCTCCGACGTCGTTCTGGACGGCGAGGTCGCTTGCATCGATCCAGATACCGGAACGATCGATTTTGAGCTCATCCAGCAACGATTTTCGACTCGAAAGCCGCTGGCGATCCGGCAGGCGATGATACGGCAGCCGGTCCACTTTTACGCATTCGATATTTTGCGGTACCGCGGGCGCGATCTGCGGGCGCTGCCACTCACGGAGCGCAAGCGGATCCTTCGGGAAGTGCTGACGCCAAATCAGTTCTTCTCTCCCATCTTGAGCGTCCCTGGGACTGGTGTCGCTCTGTTTGATGTCATCCAGCAAAAGAAGCTCGAGGGAATCGTCGCAAAGAAGCAGACAAGCCGCTATACCGGACGGCGCGATGCCAACTGGATCAAGATCATTAACTACAATTACGATGTCGTTCAGATTGCGGGATACCGAAAGGACCAATTCGGATGGCTAGCGACGTATCGGGGGCGACCGGTTGGGATTATCGAGCTTGCGGTACCGTCGGACCATAAGAGAGCATTTTATCAAATTGCAAAAAAAATCGCTATCAGTGAGGATCGCGAATTTGTATTCGTGGAACCGAAAATTAATGTGAAAGTGCGGTTTAGGAATTGGACTCGGGCTGGAATTCTTAGGTCACCGGAGTTTGTTGATTTCTTCTATATATAACTCATAACATGAATATCGATATGATATGTAATTATTATCTTTACGATTGGAAGGTGATGGATTATTATGGGTGGAAATGTATTAATAAATCGAAAAGGTGATTAATTTGACGATTCAAAAAACAAGTCATCAAAATATCATTATTGACATTGAACCAGATGCTTCAGTAAAGCAAGGGTTTGTAAGTCTTCCTCTTAATCAGGAGGGATTTAAAGATTTTATATCAAGTTTACTTGGAAAGCCGCAAGAACTTTCCCGAAGTTTTTATGGGTCATTTGAGATACATAAAAATGATATCATTAACATTTATCATTTATTGGAACAGAGAATAAAACAACAGAATGTAGCAGAACTAGTTCAATTTACTGTTAAAATTTCTTACGATGATGATTCTTCAGTTACAATGAGCTCCCTTGAAGAATTTAAAACATACAATGAGTTGCGTAAAGTTATTTCCACCAGTATCAATGTTTATTGGTCATACTTAGTCAAATTCGCTGACAGAGAATTCCCTGAGAAACAAGAAATAGAGTTAATAATTATTTCTGATCATTACTCAAATAATAAAATGTCGTTTCTTAACGACAAAAGGAATATCATCAGATTTAAAAATGAACCAGGACGGATTATGCATATAATTAATCACACCGCTAGATCATGGGGGAATGACATTGACTCGTTATTGACTCTCCAAGTTAAAAGTTGTATGGATGAGTCTAAAAGGACATTTATCAGTTTATTGTCAAAATATAAAAATAGTGTATCTATTTTCGGAGGTATATTGTTTTTATTGATATCGATTGTTGGATGTATACTCACTACTAGTAAATTTGCGGATTATTCTTTGAGCAAAGTTAATGATGGAATTTCCTCATCGTCTTCATTAGATGATAAAGTAAATTTCATTTCACAATATATTGCTGCGGGTGAATGGTTGAGTTTTAATCAATTTATCACTGTTGTTCTGATTGCCTCAGCAACAATAGCGATTTTTATCGGTGTAATATTCGATCTCATGATAGATGATATACAAATACAATCCTCCTTTTTGTGTTTAACAGAGGAGTCATTAAAATATAAAGAATCTATTAAAAGAGAATCTAATAAGGGGCTTTGGAAATTTATTATCAGTTTTGTTACTAGTGTAATAGCAGGTGTAGTGGGGAATTATGTATTCCAATTATTGGTCACTACATCTTGATTCTTCGTGCGGTAATTATGAGTGAATTTTGAAATCGTATTATGTGTTATTGGACTTGGACCATGGTATATTTATATCATCAGGAAATCGCACAGAGGACACCGCGGGGCGTGAACGCCTCGTCGATCGAGCCGGCCAATAGGTCGGCTTTTTCTATTGCGGTGAAAGCTCCGACGGCGGTTTTCCGAGCTCTTATGTAAATCGTCAATGTATTGTCGTGGGTGCCGGAAGAGAGACGGAACGTAGAGATCGCGTCAAACAAGCGGCATTTTGAGGATTGCCATCCGCGGGAGAGTGGCCCGCGGCCCACAAACAATATCGTGCGTGCAAAAGTCCAAGGCTCTAAGTCAAACCTACCCTTCCCATAGGAGGGAGTTAAGGGCGGAAAAGATGAGCGACGCACAAAGAGTCAAGTAGGTCGGCGGCAACTCCAAGGTGTTCGGCGCCGACCACTATGCGGACGTAGCATAAAGGCAATGCCTCGGCCTTCCAAGCCGATTACGTCGGGTTCGAATCCCGCCGTCCGCTCCATATGCCGGATTGCCCACTGGGTGGGAATAGACACGAGAGAGCGGGTTCGAATCCCGCCACGTCCGTTAGGGGCGTTCTGGTATGCGACAGGGGTCGGAACCCTGGTCCGGTAAACACTGCTTATTCCTCAATTTTGACACTCCAGACCTCCCCAACATCCTTCGATGGCATGGACCTCCGGCGGGGAAAGCCGACGGGTACGAAGGAGACCTTTACGCGTTGATGCCAAGCGATAAGGTCTGGATCGGCAGCGCTTGCGGCCTGCGTCAGCAAATGGCCGTGTTTGAAGAGAGCGGGCCTCCTCGCCCGCTCATAGATCGAAGCCTTCAACCGGGCCAACTGGGAGGCAGTCGCGCAAAGGGGAACACCTGATACGTGTTTCTGGCTATGCGCCGGTTGAAGGCTTCGATGTATCGAAAAATAAGATTGGATATAAGAACGAGTGTTCGCGTATAATGGGAACACCAAATTATTTGAGGGTGATCCTGTTATGTTTAATCTGGGTGGCAACGAGCGTTGGAAATCGAAGTTCATAATTCCGGAACACGATTCGGCGTTGCAGTCGCATTTCCATCATCGAGACAAATTCCGCGGCGAGCGGCCGGTGCTGGACGAGCAGGAAAAAGAGCAGATCATGCGCGTGCTCATGGAGTCACTGGGGATGAGGGTGACGGCCGAATTTCAGCTTTATCATAAATATGAAGATTTGGCGGTGATCGGCGTCGTCGATAGAGTCGATCCTTATTCGAGAACGTTCACCGTCGAAGGCGAACAATTCCAGATCGCGGACATCATCGGCGCGGTAGCTAAAAGCCAGTCGTTCGAAGAAATTCCTTGGTAAGGCCCGATGGTTCCGGCGTCCCTAAAATACATTGGCGAATTATGGAAGTTGATGTATGATGTCGATGGGGGTGATATTTGATGTTGGATGAACTTGTCTTAAACGAAAAAAGATCAAAGATCTTGAAAACGGTCTATGAAGCTCACATGCATGGTCGAGCTGTTGTAACGATCGATCTGTCCCATATTGGCAGTAGCGTATTGGACTATTACTTCTTGATTGACTATGATTTTTTGAAGAGTGTAGCCCAGAACAACACAACATTGGCAGTAAGGATATCAGGCAAGGGAATTAATTACTTAACTGCTGTATAGGCGCCTGAAGGCGCCTTTTTCATTGATTTATATTTGCACTTTTACGCATATCTTCCCTGCTGATAAAGAGCTCCATTTTCGAGGGGGTGTCCCCCATTTAGGGGACGGTTAGGGTGTCCCCCATTTAGGGGACGGGGGGTGTCCCCCATTTAGGGGACGGGGTGTCCCCCAATTAGGGGACGGAGGTGTCCCCCATTTAGGGGACTAAGAAAGATATTTAAAGATAACTTTAAAGATAAGATCTATATATATGGTCAGAGATTGCGAGAAAAAGTCGTTCAAGAGAGCGGCTTTTTTTATATGCAGTTAATTCATACTACGGAGGTAATGGGCATGAAGAAAGAAGAGATCGAAGTGGGCAAGACGTACCATAACGGAAAGACGGGACGCTCTTATCAGGAAAGGCAGATCATAGGACAGGGAGCAGATTTTAAGCTTTATTCGTCTCAAGCTGAAAACGACTGTTTCAGGTATAGAGTGGTCAAAGGGGGAAGGGCTAATATCTCCGAAGGAAACATCACTCGGGTAGCTATGGCAACATGGGCAAAAGGCATCGTTGATGGATCATGAGCACGTTAGAGCAACTCCTCATCCAAAACGTGGGCAATGGGTTTATCGATTATCGCGTAAGGGCCTGGCTTAATTCAGAGGGCCGAATGAACATCCTTCTCTTTACGCAGGAAGAAGACACGGTCAGCCAATACAGGGTTGAGGGAGATTCGGTTGTCCTTGTATCCCAGCATTGTGCAATGCCCCCTTGATACAAGATCGAAGCGCTGAACTCTATGGCATACGTTATGAGCAGCGTTCTCCGTCAGAGGTACAGAGATTCAATTCTTTGCGCGGCGCGGCTCTCGCGGGCGCTGACGAGTGGACAACAGGCAATTGAATGGTAGGGTCGGTAGGGCAGGAATGCGGAAATGCATCTGTCGCGCCCATAAATGGTGTTCTAAGCGTTTTGGGGTATTGGAGTACCAGACAGCGGGGTATCGTGTCGGAAATGGTCGATTCCGGGCGTCTGACGGGTCCTTCCGGCACTTCGGGTGCCTGCGGGTACAAGAGAGCCCAAAAAGCGGCTAGACACAAAGTCGAAAAATCGCTTCCTCTTCCTCATTTTTCGTGAAACGTGAATCCGGCCCAAAGATCGCTTCAAATGATGTGTAAATATTTTTATTACAGTTAAATTCCGAAAAGCGGAAGTTGAGGTGAGGTGATGGCAAGAAAAAAAGCGGAAGCGAAGCCTCTTTTGAGCGATATGGAAGTCATGGGCGGCGAATTGGCCCAAATTATCGGAAAAACACCTCGCTGGATACGTCAATTGACTACGGATAACGTGCTGACTCAAGTCAGTCGCGGAAAATACATCCTTGGAGAGGCGATTCAGGCCTACGTAGAGCACGCTGCGGGAGGCAAGGAAGACTCGAAGCCGAGGTATATCGACCATAAGACGGAACATGAACGGATTAAGACGGAACGAGCTGCGCTTCAACTATCGCAGTTGCGTGGTGAATTGCACTCTGCGGAAGACGTCGAGGCTGTCATGTCGGACATGATCACCGCATTCCGGCAGAAGATCCTTTCCATTCCGACTAAACTTTCACCGCAGATAGCCGGTATCGACGACATAAACATCATCAAGGCTCAATTGACCAAGGATTTGCATGAAGCTTTGGCAGAACTCGCCGATTACGATCCGGAGCTTTTCCGGGAAGGAGCAGAAGCAGGGGTTGATATAGATGGGCAAACCTAAAGCCCGAACGATTCAACTTTTCCGAAGTCTCGCAGCAGTCGTCGCTCCGCCGCCGGTCCTAAAAGTTTCCGGATGGGCTGACGAATATCGCAGGTTATCGCCGGAAGACTCATCGGAGCCCGGTAGATGGCGGACAGACAGGGCGCCGTACCAGCGTGAGATGATGGATGCTATCTGCGACCCAGAAACAGACACCGCAATTTTCAAGACGAGCGCACAAATCGGGAAAACGGCGATACTGTCGAATATCCTCGGTTTCCATGTCCATCAGGATCCTGCGCCGGTAATGTTTCTGCAGCCGACGCTCGATATGGCAGAGGCCTATTCGAAAGATCGACTCTCACCGATGATTCGTGATACGCCAGCACTTAATGAGCGAATACGGACTAAATCCCGTGACGGCGGAAATACACTGCTTCACAAAACATTCCCTGGTGGACATGTTACTTTGGCAGGTGCAAACTCGCCTGCTTCGTTGGCGAGTCGTCCAATCAGGATACTGATTGCAGATGAGGTTGATCGTTTTCCGGTATCTGCCGGAACAGAAGGCGATCCGGTCGAACTTGCAACCAAGCGAACAACAACATTCTGGAATAGAAAACGAATCCTGGCGAGCACGCCGACGATCAAAGGTTCATCCAGTATTGATGAGTATTACGAGGAAAGTAGCCAAGAACAATGGTGCCTTCCTTGCCCCAGTTGCGCGGAACGACAACCGCTGTCTTGGCCCCAAGTGAAATTCGAGTATGACAAAGAACGAAGGAAATGTACTGCTGTTTCCATGGCCTGCAAGTATTGCGGTGCTATGCATAGCGAGCGCGAATGGAAATCGGGCACCGGTGAATGGGTAGCCCGCGTGCAGAATAAGAAGGTTCGAGGTTTTCACCTGAACGAGCTCGCGAGCCCTTGGAAACGTTGGAATGAGATCGTCGAAGATTTCGTAACGGCCGAGCGTGGCGGCCCCGAGAAGCTGAAGGTCTGGATTAATACGTCTCTGGGGGAAACGTGGGAAGAGAAGGGGACGGGCGTCGATGCCGACGACTTGATAAAGCGCCGGGAGCAATACGCCGCCGAGGTGCCGAACGACGTCCTGCTGCTCACGTGTGGCGTAGACGTCCAAGGTAACCGGCTCGAGTACGAGGTCGTCGGATGGGGGCCTGATGCGAAGTCATGGGGTGTCCGATACGGCGTCATCATGGGCGACCCGGGCCAGAATTACGTATGGGAAATGCTAGATACGCAGGTCATCACCAACACTTTCCGACGAGCTGACGGTCAGCAGTTGCAGGTGATGACGACGTGCGTCGACTCCGGCGGCCATAATACGAAAGAGGTTTATACCGCATGCAAGAAGAGAGAGGCGCGACGAGTATGGGCGATCAAAGGCAGAGGCGGCTCGGGCATCCCGTTTATTACCCGCCCTAAAAAGCGGAACGACGAGGGCGCTTGGCTGTTTATCATCGGGGTCGACGTCGGTAAGGATACTCTATCATCGCGCCTGGCCGTCCGTTTCGAGGACAAGCCGGGCTATTGCCATTTCCCTATGAAGCAGGACGCCGGATACGAGGAGGACTATTTCCACCAGATAACTTCTGAGCATCGTGTGAGACGCATGGTGAAGGGGCGGGCCGTTTATCATTGGGAACTGAGGATCGCCGGATCCCGAAATGAAGCACTCGACTGCCGGAATTACGCCACGGCCGCGCTCGAGATCATGGGCGGGGAACCGACGCTCGCGACACTCCAGCGGATGCGCGAAGAAGCAGAAGGCGCGGGAAGCAACTCGGTGCCAATCAAGAAACCTGTTGCCAAACGCCGCGGGAAGGTAAACAAGGGGGTGGAAGTGTAAATGGCAACCAGACTCGAAACGCTCCGTGAGCGACTCACCAAGTACATCGAGTGCGAAGCGTCGATCTTGGGCGGTGCGCAGAGCTACGCGATCGCTGGCCGTAACCTGACGCGCGCAAATCTCTCGGAAATCGCAAATATGATCAAGTATCTCGAAAAAGAGATAGCGGTCGAAGAAGCGAAGGAGGCCGGCCGCGGCCGGAACCGTATGTTCGGCGTTATTCCTCGCGACTTCTAATGAATCGACTGGAAGGTGGTGATTAAGATAAATCTCATTGATCGAACTATTTCGTATTTTGCTCCGGAAATCGGAATGCGCCGTGCAGCCGCGCGCGGAGTAACGCAGGTGATAAACGGCTATGAGCAGGGCGGCGCCTCGCATCAAAAGAAGAGTATGCGTGGATGGCTGGCGAATGCTTTTAGCCCAAAAGACGATATCGACCGCAACCTCGAAACGCTGCGTTCCCGGTCCCGCGATTTGTATATGAACGGACCGGTCGGCGCGGCTGCCCTGAAGACGGCGAAGACGAACGTCATCGGCCCGGGATTGCGGCTGAAATCAAGAATCAACGCTGAACGACTTGGGTTGTCCGAAGAGGAAGCGGACCGCTGGCGGGAAAAGGTCGAAGAAGAATTCGAACTCTGGTCGGAGTCCAAACACTCGGACGCCCTCCGTATGAGTGACTTTTACACTCAACAGACGGTCGCCTTCCTCGGAATGCTGATGAATGGCGATGCGTTCGCGATATTCAAGCGGGACCAAGTAACGCCATGGATGCCCTATGGGCTCCGGCTCCACGTCATCGAAGCCGATCGCATCAGTACGCCAATGGCTTCAGGTGTGCTCGGGGATGGGGTCGAGGGTAAGGCACCGAACGGAAATCGAATCATTTCGGGTGTTGAAATTGACGGATCCGGGGCACTTGTTGCCTACCACGTCAGCAACTCTTATCCGATCGAAACCGGATACACGGGGACGCAAATGCGAGAATGGAAGCGAATCGAAGCATACGGCCGGACGACAGGTCGACCGAACGTGCTGCATTTGATGGAGCTCGAGCGCGCGGAGCAGCGGCGCGGCGTGCCAATCTTGGCACCGGTGATTGAGACGATCAAGCAGCTTACACGCTATACCGAAGCTGAACTGATGGCGGCGGTCATCAGTGGGATGTTCACGGTGTTCGTCAAGACGGCTGGCCCGACAACGGAAAACCCGTTTGGGGAGATGATCCCGGGAGATAAGCAGGTCGAGCCCAACGACCCAAACCTCTACGAGATGGGGCCGGGCGCGATCAATGTCCTCGGCGAGAACGAATCTGTTGAGATCGCCAACCCAGGGCGTCCGAACGCGCAATTCGATCCATTCGTCAGTTCCCTCTGCCGCTATGTGGGAGCAGCCGTCGAGATCCCTTACGAGCTTCTGTTGAAGAGTTTCCAGTCGAGTTATTCGGCGTCGCGTGCTGCCCTGTTGGAAGCATGGAAAATGTTCCGTGTGCGCCGGCAGTGGACGGCGAAGGAGTTTTGCCAACCGGTCTTTGAAGAATGGTTATCCGAGGCTGTCGCGCTCGGGCGCATTCGCGCTCCGGGCTTTTTTAATGACCCTGCAATCCGGCGGGCATGGTGCGCGGCGGAATGGACCGGTCCGGCTCCGGGGCAACTCGATCCGGTTAAGGAAGCAACCGCGGCCAACTTGCGAATCGCTAACGGCTCGTCTACGAGAGAGCGTGAGGCTTTGGAGAGCAACGGTAGCGATTTCTGGAGCAATATCCAGCGACAAAAAGTGGAGCGCGAGGCGATGGAGGCGGCCGGTATTTCACCGGATACCGCAGCAGTAGTCGCGCCCGGGAAGGGGGTGAAAAAGGAAGGTGCCGAAGAAGATTAAACTTAACGGTCCGGTTATCGGAGATGGAAGCGCATGGTTGTACGATTGGCTGGGTGTTCCAGCTATCAGTGCAACGCGACTATCCAAAGACCTGGACGATGCGCGCGGAGAAGAGGTTGAACTCTACATCAACTCTCCCGGTGGTTCTGTTACTGCGGGGTCTGAGGTTTACACCATCTTGAAAGAATATGCCGGCAAAGTGAAGGCGAAGGTGACGGGCGTTGCCGCTAGTGCTGCTTCTTTCTTCTTGATGGCCGCAGATGAAATCCTGATGTCCCCAACGGCCCAACTCATGATCCACAATGCATCCACTTGGACGGCAGGCGACAAGAACGATCATTCGAGCAATACGGAAATGTTGCGTGGAACGGATGTCGCAATCACGAACGCTTATCGTTTGCGGACTGGGAAGGCAACCGAGGAACTGCTCGAACTGATGAATAAAACGACTTGGATGAACGCGCAGCAGGCGGTTGGACTTGGATTTGCGGATGGGATCTTGTTTGACGAAGAGAATGCATTGCTCTCTGCAACAAACAGCATTAGCGGAGAGATACCGCCGCAGGTTGAGGAAAAGATCCGCGACATACTGGTCACGGCAGCGCTCAAGGGGAACAAGGTTGAAGGTCTTGATCTATCTGCGTTAATTCCGCAGGCCGGTCAAGCTGTCAATAGCTTGGAAAATGAAGGAGAACAGCAACAATCGGAGGAGGAACAAAAGACAATGGATGTGAATGAACTGCAAGCCCAGCACCCGGATCTTTATAAGGCTGTTCTGAACATCGGGGCCGAGCAAGAGCGGAATCGAATCAAATCGATCGATGAAATCGCGAATACGATCGCGGATGATCTTGTCACCAAGGCGAAGTATTCGGAGCCGATTACGGCCGAAGCCCTCGCGTTTCAAGCGTTGAAGGCCGACGCCGGCAAGGGCCTCAAGCATCTGAATGCTCGCGAAGAAGAACTCGATCCAGCGAAGCAAGTCAAACCGGGCGAGATGACGGCCGAGCAACAACAAGCGGCCGCCGACGAAGCCGCATCGATCGATCTTATCGCCGCCGCGGCGAACAGCGGCAGAACGGAGGCGAAGTAATCGTGGGAAACCTGTTCAACGGAAATTTTGGCAGTACGACGCCAGACAACCTTTTTGCCGATACAACGCATCCGGTTGATGTAAAGGGCGTAATCTTGAAATCCGGGCAGGGCGTGCTCGCCCGCGGCACGGTGCTCGGAATTATCTCCGCAACCGGCAAGGCCGTTGCAGTTGATAGCTCCAAGAGCGACGGCAGCGAGAAGGCGGATTGCATCTTGACCGATACGGTCGACACTTCCGCTTCTGATGCTGTAAGTTCTGCGTATTCTTCCGGTTCGTTTAACCGCAAAGCGCTTGTTTTCGGCGGTACCGATACGGCCACCAAGCACGAAACTAAACTTCGCGAACTGGGCATTTTCCTGAAAGATGTCCAGCCGTACGACGCTGAATAGGGGGAATAAAATCAATGAACCTGGACCTTTACAAAACAATTACGATGTTGCAGGCGGTTCGCAAAATGCTCCCGCTGCGTAAGTTCTTCACAAGCACGTTCTTCCCCGGGGTTAAAACCCACGTGACGGAGACCGTGCTTTTTGATTACAAGAAAGGGAAACGTCCGATGGCTCCCTTTGTTGCAAAACGAGTCGGTGGCATCACCGTGGCTCGCGATGGATTCAAAACCAAGAACTATACGGCTCCGAAGATTGCGCCTCAACGCGTGCTGACGGTTGATGATTTGGTAACGCGTGGGATTGGCGAGAATCTTTATAGCCAGCGCACCCCAGCACAACGGCAGGCGGAATTGCTCGGTAACGACTTGAGCGAACTCGACGACATGATCTCTCGCCGAATCGAATGGATGGCGCGGGAACTTCTTCTCGGCAAGCCGATCGTTGTTAAGGGATTCATCGACAAGTTGGATTCGGAATTCGTCGAAGACGAAATCGATTTCGGCTTTACGAACAAGATCACTCTTACGTCTGGGGCTCGCTGGAATCAGTCGACTTCGGACAAATACAAAAATCTGGAGGATTGGAGACTTCAGGTTATTCGATTGACCGGCGAGGCTCCGACTTTTGTCGTTTTCGGCCGCGGCGCCTGGACGGAGTTCCGGAAAGACGAGTACATTAACAAAATCCTCGATCAACAGAACGCAACTCTGGCCCTTATGCATCCAAGCGTCGTAAACGAAGCTTTGACGTATTGCGGGAAATTGCCGGGTCTCGGCCTCGAGCTTTACACGTATGACGATTGGTTCATCGATGACTCCGGGACCGAGCAGCCGTTCATTCCCAATGACACGGTTATTATGGCTCGAAAAAACCTCGGCGGATTTGATTATGGCGCGGTTACCCAAATGGAATCGGACGGTCAGTTCCATACGTTCGAGGGGTCTCGCGTACCTAAATCGTGGGCCGATCAAAATGCGGATGCTCGCATGATCCGTCTCACTTCGCGTCCGGTTCCGGTCCCGATCGACATTGATGGCTGGCTTGTAGCCCAAGTTCTTTAAGGAGGGATTGAAATGGCGGTACGCGTTATTTACGGCAGAGTAGACACGGGAAATGCACTGTTTCTACCGGGCCAGCTCGTGCTTGGTATCTCGGAAGAGGATGAGCGCGACCTCGTCAAAAAAGGGGTCGCGGAATGGGCGGTGAATCCGGACCCGGTTGAAGTACGTGGAGAAAAAGGGAACGATCTTCCTGAAGGTCTCGAGGAAGTTTCCCGCGGGCTCTATCGGCTTCCGGATGGGCAAGAAATTAAAGGCAAAGCGGCTGCGCTGAAGGGGCTGGAGGAGTACAACAAATCTCTTGGAAATCCTGATGATGGAGGCGGCCCGAGCACTAGTATTCCTGGTGTTGGGGAATGAGTTTCAAGGATTATGTTGCGGCCGATATCCGCGGCGTTTTCATCAATTTCGAAGAGCACGGCGAACCGCATACTATTGACGGGGACGAATTCGTGGTTGTCGTGGAAAACGACGCGATCACAAATCGTCCCTTTTTGCGTTCAACAGGTGTGGTCAACATGGATCCGGACGGAATCTTCCGAGAGACAATCACCTTTTACGTTTCGGCCGAGGAGTTTGGCGCTCGGCCGCTTGAAGGGGAGGTTCTGCGGTTTGACGGTAAGATCCACATCGTCAAGTCGTCGGTGGAGTCATCGGGCATCTACATCGTTACGATCGAGGCGAATGACATATGAGGCTATCGGTTGATGCGAAGCAGTTAAAGCGGGCGACGATCGGCATCTCGTTCGTGCAGGATAACGTTCCGAAGGCGTTCGCGGCAACGCTCAATCGTGTCGGTCAAGGACTCAAAACCGAAGCCTCCAAGATCGTTCGCAAGTCGTATGACGTCAAGCACAAGGACGTCATAAGCCGCGGAAACATTCGAATAACGAAAGCTGACCCGGCTCGACTGCAACTCATTCTTTCTTCGAGGGGGCGAAATATCCCCCTCATCCACTTTAAGACACGACCGGCAAATCCAGAGACACGGAAGCCGAAGGTGCTGAAGGCATCCGTCAAAAAGAGCGGCGGCAAGCCGATTCCCGGGGCGTTTGTGGCTCGGATGGGTAACGGCGCAGTCGGTGTATTCCGGCGGTCTGGAAAATCTCGTTTACCAATCGACCAGCTTTACGGTCCGGCCGTCCCCGTCATGCTCAATGAGCCGGGGGTCGCCGATCACCTTCAGGACGAAGCGAGGAAGCGGATGGAAAAGCGGTTGGATCATGAAATGAATCGGGTGCTAGGGAGGTTGAAAACGACGTGACCGCAGAGATGTTACTTATGTCGCTTTGCTCGTTTCTGCGAGATGCAGTAGATCAGTACGCGGCAGCGCAGGGCAAATCGAACACCTTCCGCAAGCCGGAAGTTTACGACTGGTGGCTCCCGTTTAAGGATCGGAAGCGTGGGGGCGAAGAGGAGAAGATCGACTTTCCGTATATCGCCGCCCGTATCGTTAACGGGAAAGACACGGCTGATGAATCGCAGGTGAGGATTGAGCTCTCATTTGGCGTTTACAGCGAGGCGACGGAGGTCGACGGGAAAGAGCATCCGGACGGAGCCTATGACCTTCTCAATCTCATGGAGTTTGTTCGTCAGGCGCTTTTTATTCAGCGCGTTATCGACAACCGATTTACGATCGAAAAGCCGTATGAATGGGATATTCCGGAGGAACAACCTTATCCGTTATGGGTGGGGCGAGCTCAGACGCTTTGGGTAGTCCAGACGATTATGCCTCAATTGAAAGGAGATTTTTTGCATGGATGAAGCAAGAACGAGACCGAAGAGCAAGGCGCCCGCGAAGCCCCAATTAAGCGAGACGTTGATCTACATTGGCCCATCGCTCTCGCGAGGAAGGCTCGCGCAGTACACGACATTTCGAGGCGGACTGCCAGAGCGGGTCGAGGCGTTGAAAGAAGAATATCCGAAGCTCGGCCGGCTGATAGTCCCGGTGTCTCAGTTGAGCGAGGCTAAGGCCCGCGCTGCAACAGTAGGGACAGCGGAGCAAACCGCCGTGCAAGAGATCATGGGAGGGACGGTGTAAAAATGACTTACAGACATGGTGTTTTTGTAAACGAAGTTCCAGCTGCAGTACCTCCGCCCGTGAGGTTGTCCGCGATGCCCGTTGTCTTTGGGACGGCGCCCGTTAACCTGTCCAAGCGTTCGACGGCACCGATCAACGAGCCGGTGCTTTGCAATTCTTACGGCGAGGCAATCGCCGCATTCGGTTTCTCGAACGACTTTAGCTCGTATACACTCAGCGAATTTATCTATTCACAATTTGTGCTTTACGGCTTAGGGCCGGTCGTGCTAATCAATGTGCTCGATCCGGCAACGCATAAATCGTCGGTCGCCGCGGCTCCGCACGCAGTATCATCCGGAAGCGCATCGATCAAGGTCCAAGGCATTCTCTTGCCTTCTGTCGCCGTCAAGTCGGCTGACGGCGAGACTACGTACGTGCTCAACACGGATTACGAACTCGCATACGACAAGGACGGAAACCTCGTCATCAACATCGTCTCGGGCGGTGCAGCAGCGGCAGCGACGTCGCTCTCGGTGGCGTACGACAAGCTCAACCCTGCGGCAGTCGATGCGGACGACATCATCGGCGGCATCGTCAACGACCAGCCAACCGGCATGGAGTTGATCAATCAGGTCTTCCCGCGCTTCCAGCAGGTACCGGGATTGATCCTGGCTCCCGGATTTTCGCATAACCCTACCGTGGCCGCTGTAATGACGGCGAAAGCCGAATCGATCAATGGATTGTTTCAGGCTATGGCAATCACCGATTTGGACCCTTCGGAAAAGTATACCGATGTCGCCGCGTGGAAAGAGGACAACGGATACGAGTCGTCGTTGCAAATTAATACCTATCCGTTGCTCACCTATAAAGGCAGGACCTATCGTACGTCTACCCACCTGGCCGGCGCGATCGGGCGGACGGACATCGCCAACGGCAATATCCCGTTTGTATCTCCATCCAATCAGAAGTTTGTCGCTGATGGTGCAGTATTGGCAGACGGTTCACCGCTGTTTCTGGGCCCCGATACCGCACAAGTTCTTAACGGCGGGGGTATTGTGACGGCGCTCAACTTTATCGGCGGTTGGAAGGCGTGGGGGAATAGGACGGGTATTTATCCGAAAAACACTGTTCCGAAGGATAGCTTCATTCCGGTTCGACGCATGATGAACTGGATTAACAACCAGATCATCTTGAGTTATTGGGAACGCGTGGATGGCCCGATCACTCGTCGATTGACGGAAGCCGTGGTCGACTCGCTTAACATTTGGCTCAACGGGCTGACTGCGCAAGGCGTAATCCTTGGCGGCCGAGTCGCTTTCCTCGCCGAAGAGAATTCGGAGGAAAGCCTCGCGGACGGGAAAGTCCGCTTCCACGTGTATCAGACGCCGCCTTCGCCGGCAGAAGAAATCGAATTTATCACCGAGTACGACGCTCAATACATGAGCGCGATCTTCGGTTAAAGGAGGGATAAGGAATGAAATCGATCCCGCAAAACCTTATCAACTACTCGGTTTACCTTAACGCATCTACCTTCTTGGGCGTGGCTGACGTTACACTGCCGTCCCTTGAATACCTAACGGATACCGTCAAGGGATCGGGAATCGCCGGTGAAGTCGAAATCCCGACAATCGGGAATTTTGGGAGCATGGTTGTCCAACTCAACTGGAGCAATGTGGCACCTGAAGCTATCAAATTGCTGTCTCCGGTGGCTCAAACCCTTGACTTCCGGGCGGTTCAGCAAGTTTTCGATGCAAGCACTAGCGCAATTGGGTCGCAAGGTTTTAAGGTGACCGTCAAGACCATGCCGAAAAAAATGGACTTGGGCAAACTCGACGTCGGAGCAAAAACCGACAGCGTGTCCGAGCTCGAGGTCACGTATCTCAAGGTGGAAATCGACGGCAAGATCCTTATCGAAATCGATAAGTTCAATTACAAATGCGTAATTGACGGAGTGGATCATTTGGCCAAACTCCGTACGCAGTTGGGGATGTGATCACATGCAAAGCGTGAGATTGAAGAGAAGCCATGAATTCGATGGAAAGACACATACGGAAATTTCGCTTGATTTCAATGCCTTGACCGGTTCTGACATTATCAATGCGGAACGTCAGTTTCTGGTGAATGGAGCAAATCAAGCGATCTCCGTTAAAGAGTTTTCCAAGGAGTTTCAGGTCTACATCGCAGCTCGGGCTGCGAAGCTCCCGGTAGAATTCTTCCTCGGACTCTCTGTGCCGGATTTCACTCAAATCACCTTGAAGGTGCAGAATTTTTTTCTCGAAGCGGACTCGGAGAACTGACGAAAGTAACGGATCTTATGAGGATCGTTTCGTCACTATCCATCATTACTCATACTCCGATTCCGTTTTGGCTCGAGCTCCCGTTAAGGGAGCTTTTTGTTTGGCAAAAGGCAATTTCTGATTTGAAGGGGCGTGATAAACCTGGGTAAGCAGTTTGACATTGCCTTTAGGCTAGGGGCTGAACTGGAATCCAATTTTTCGCGCACCTTCAATACCGCCTCGGGTGATTTTAAGGACCTTCAACGTCGTCTCAATGAGTTGAGTCGAGCCCGTGGGACGGCGGATACAACCCGGCCTATCCGCGAAGATTTGAGCCGTACCCGCAGTGCATTCGGGGCGACCGAAGCTGCTGCCAATAAACTTGGTGGCGCTATCAAGCGGGCTGTTGCCTTGGTCGGGGGCATCTACGCCTTGCAAAAAGTCTACAACGTGGGGAAGGATCTTGTTCAAACGTACGCCGAGTTCGAGCAAGAGATGCAAAACGTCAAGGCTTTATCCGGCGCAACAACGGATGAGCTTGCGGCTCTTACTGCTCAAGCCAAACAACTTAATGCAACCACTCAGTTCACGGGCAAGCAAGCCGGCGAAGGTATGGCGTTTCTCGCGATGGCCGGATATAAGACCAATGACATCCTCGCCGCGATGCCTGGCCTATTAAATGCCGCGGCTGCCGGAAAGCTTGAACTCGGTGAGACGGCGGACATTACCTCGAACATCCTTCAAGGCTTCGGCATTCAGGCGAGCGAGACTGGGCGGGTTGCCGATGTACTGACCAAGGCATTTACGTCTTCAAACGTCACGATGGGTATGATCGGGGAAACGATGAAATACGTCGCTCCTCAATCTAAAGCCGCCGGTATTTCGCTCGAAGAGACGGCGGCAGCCGCCGGCATCCTCGGTAACGCAGGTATTCAGGCATCCATGGCCGGTACCGGCTTGAGGTCGATCATAGCACGTATGGCCGCGCCGACAGGCGGCGCCGCGAAGCTGATGAAGAAACTCGGCATCCAAGTCGTCAACGCAGACGGGTCGATCAAGAGCCTAGCGGATATCGTCGAGGCGGTGACCAAAGGCACGAAGGATATGGGTGAGGCGCAGCGTATAGCGGCGATCAAAACGATGGCCGGCCAGTATGCGGCATCGTCCATGTTAACGCTGATGGACACCGGGGCCGATAAGCTGCGCGAGTTCACGGGAGAACTCGAGAACAGCGGCGGTGTAGCGGAACAAATCGCAAATACCCAGTTGGACTCGTTCTCTGGTTCCATGGTGCTCTTCAAATCGGCTGTTGAAGCGGCGAAGATCAGCCTCGGCGAGAAGATGGCTCCAGCCATTCGGGCGGTTGCTGACGGCTTGACAAAGAAACTACCTGGTGCAGTTGAGTCTTTTGAAAAACGTTGGAAGTCGATGACCCAGAGCGTCGACTGGAACTATGCTGACGGTTTCGGCAAGTTTACGATCGCCTGGGACAAACTGATCGGCGAGCCGATGTCTGTATGGTGGGCGAGCAAGGGCAAAGCTCAGTTCTCGCGGATTGCGTCCGAGATTGGGAAGACCATTGCTCGTATCATCAAGGGCATGGTAAAAGAGGCGTTTTCGTTCAATGGAGCGACGAGCGTACTTGCTGCGGGAGCACTCGCAGTTCCCGGAATGAAGATCGGCAAGGGCGTTTCGGGTACGATCCGGACGCTCGCCAGTATTGGCCGGGCAGGTGGTGAAGCTGCCGGCGGTGTTGCGGGTGCTACTCGTTCAGCGGGGCTATTCACCTCCGCTCTAGGGTTACTTGCTAATCCGATTGGTTTGGCGATCGCCGGTGTTGGATTGTTGGCCGGTGGTGTTTACTTCTACAAGCGACATCAAGAAAAAGCACGTCAAGAAGTTATCCATATGGGTGATGCTCTTAGGGAGTCCGCTAAGCAATATGAATTTGTAGCGGATAAATCCGAGCGTACAAGCGTACTCGCTGAAGAGTTTAGAACTCTAAGCGATTCAATAAATAGTGGCGTGATGCCAGCCGAGGAGCTCGTTGTTGCACAGGAACGTCTCGCTGAGGTAACGGGGCTGTTGCAATCCATGCATCCAGATATCATTTCTCAAATGGATGTTGAAAACGGGCTGCGTCGCGAAACTGTTGATTTAGCAGAGCGAGCCGCCAAAGCCGATCTTGAATCTGCAAAATTGCGGCGAGAGCAGGACGTTGCAAACAGTATTGGCAATAAGGAGAAGCTTGAGCAGGAGATAGTTAAAGCTCGAGGAAAAATGGCAGACCTTACGGCCGACAAGGAACAGTATTTATCAGCATCGGTTGACTTTCGTGAGTTGGAGAACGAACTAAATCGTCTTATGGTATCCGATGTGGATCGGATGAGTGAAGTGTGGACCACTCAAATAGCCGATCTATTGGATCGTGCAAATCAGATAGGGAGTGTAGTGGGGCGCTCGTTCAGTCATGTCGGCCTGATCGATGGAGTAGCCTACGATCTGTCCGAGGAGTGGCGCAAATCTGTAAATAGTCTTGTGACAACTGACGGGGAGCTCAATACTGCCCTCAGTAGCTATGACGAACTCTATAAGGCACAGAAAGATCTTATTGAAATGGATCTCGGCGGGAAATTGGAAGATCAGGCGAAGAAGTTTAACGAACTCACCGGCGAGGAAAAAGAGCGATTCAATAAAGCGCTGGAGGCAGTTGCGAAACTAAACGACGAAATGCTGCTTCTACCGGACAACAAAATCATCAATGTCGAGGTGTTGTACAGTGAGAGTGGCCTACCGGTTCCATCTGGAACTTCTAATCCGTTTCGTGATTGGAGCATGCCTAAAATACCCACAACAGGATCGCCGACTGTTTCATGGTCAGACATGCTCCCGAAATTTGGGGAGGGTGGCATCTCTCGAGGGCCGTCGATCTTCGGAGAGAAGGGGCCGGAAATGGCTATTCCACTCAACGATAGACCGCGATCACATGACTTGTTGGATTCCGCGAATCGCTTGATGGGACACAGCACCGGTGATTCTAGCTTTACCTTTGCACCGCAGATCACAATTCCAGGTGGCGGCGGACCGGATGTTCGCAGCCAAGTAGATCAGGCCTTACGAGCCTCAGAGGAAAGGCTCGAGCGCTGGTGGGAGAACAAGATGAGGCAGGCAAGGAGGCTTGGTTTCAGTGAGTAACTATACGACGATTCAAGGGGATATGTGGGATTCGATCGCATTCAAAGTTTATGGGAGCGAGAATAATACGGGCAGCTTGATAAGGGCTAACCCGGAACATGCTCACATCACCATTTTCGGTGCCGGAGAGGTCCTATCGATTCCCGAGCTACCACCTGAAACCTCGTCCACTCTGCCGCCTTGGAGGCTGCCATGAAGACCCGCAGGACCGAAATCGAACTCATTTACGAAGGCGCGAATATCTCCCAAGATATCGCGCCTTTTTTGACTCAGTTTTCATTCGCGGATCACGGAACAGGTAAAGCGGATGATCTCAGGGTAACGCTGTCCGATCGTGACGGCCGTTGGCGCGATCCGTGGATGCCGTCTCCGGGTGACAAGATCAAAGCGTCGATCATCCTTCACAACTGGGACAAACCCGGCACGAGGTATGCTTTGCCGTGCGGCTCCTTCGAGGTTGATGAGGTGTCATTCGGCGGACCACCGAACACCGTGTCATTCAATTCTTCTTCGCTTCCTTACTCGTCTGGCATTAAGAACGAAGAGAAAACGAAAGCTTGGGAGAAGTTGACCCTTCGGCAGATTGCCGGGACGATCGCCAAACAAGCGGGGCTGAAGCTTTTATTTCAGGTACCGGACGTTAAGTATGATCGGATCGACCAGACTCAGCAATCGGACATCGCCTTTCTCGCCGGCCTAGCCGAGAAAGAAGGGGCGATGATCAAAGTTGCTAACGGCATGTTGGTGTTTTTCGACGATGCGCAGCTCGAAAAGCAGTCACCGGTGAGGATGATTCGGTATGGGGAGAGCGACGTTAAGTCATTTACGATTGATCATTCGGTAGTCGGTGCATCGTATCGATCGTGCGAGTTAACTTACTACCATTCAACCCAAAAAGAAAAACAGACTTTCAAAGGTTCTTACAGCGTTCCGGGCAGGACGCGGGGGCCGGTCCTGAAGATCAGTGAGCGCGTGGAGTCCGTTGCCGAGGCGATCCGATATGCCCGGAACGCTCTAAGGGCTAAAAACAAGGAAGCGAATCGGGCCAACCTGAAGCTTCTCGGTGACGTATCGCTTGTCCAGGGAGTGACTATCGAGCTGGCTGGATTCGGAAAGTTTGACGGCAAGTATCTCGTTGAAACGGCTGATCATTCGGTGGGCAGCGGCGGCTACGAGACGGGAGTCAGCGTTCGAAAGGTGCTGAATTATTGATGATGAGCATAACATCGAATCTTATTCGGACTGGAATCGTATCCGACCGGAATGAAGGAGAAGCGGCAGTCAGAATCGTCATGGAGGACCGTGACGGCATGGTATCCAATTGGCTTCCGGTGATCGTCCCGCCTCTCAAATACGATGATCCCGAGCATGTGGTCACCTATAAGATTCCGGAGGTAGGCGCCACGGTGCTCTGCCTGTTCTTGGGTACCGGATTGGAGTCCGGATTTTGTCTGGGGCAGGTGGGACCATGATCGGCACATTTGGACCCGTCACATTCAAAGTGAGCGATAAGGAGATTCGCACTTTCGATAATTTCTCCCGATCTAATTCGGCGAGGTGGGCGGTACACGATATTCACTTGCGTCATCCCAAGAGCGAATTTTTGGGAGAGGGGCAAGACTCGATCAGTTTTACAATGCAATTCGACATACGATTCGGAGTCGTCCCTCGCCGAGAAATAGCCGTGCTTTTACGCATGGCCAGATCAGGACAAGCAGAGACGCTAATCATCGGTAACGCGGCGGTAGGCGTGAATAAGTGGTACATCGATTCGGTCAAGGAAAGCTGGGACCGTGTCGACAACCGGGGAAAGGTCCTAGTAGGATCGGCGGACGTTACGCTAAAGGCTTATTTGTAAGGGGTGATAGGCGTGGAATTCACAGTCAGCACCGATAGCGACGGCATCGACTTCGGAGCAAGCGGAATGGACGAAATAATCCAGAACGTTCGGACGATCATCACGACCATTGCCGGTACGGTTCCTTTAGCCCGTGATTTCGGAGTTGACGGGACGGTAATTGATGGACCGCTCGAGTATGCACAGGCGAGGCTAACGGCATCAGTGGTCAATGCCATCCAAACTTACGAGCCGCGCGTCGAGGTGATATCGGTCAGCTACGAAACGGGCCATCAAGATGGGTGTCTTGTGCCCACGGTACTGATCCGAGTGAGAGGGGAGGAGGATGAATGACGGCGTTGGTTGATTTGCCTGAAATCAATTTTGTCGATGACGACGTAATGTCGACGCTAAACAATATGATCACAGTTTACGAGGGGCTGACCGGAAGGGCGCTTGCGCCTGCTGATCCGATTCGGCTCTTTTTGCATTCGATCGCGGCGTTACTGGTGCAGCAGAAAGCACTCATGAACGATACGCGAAAGCAAGGGCTTTTACGTTACGCGAGAGGCGGCGTCCTCGATCACATGGGGGTTTTTACGGAGACGAACCGGCTAGAGTCGTCTGCGGCAATAACGACTATTCGTTATACCTTGTCTGCGCCTCAGTTATCGGCGATCACCATTCCGGCCGGTACCAGGACGGCTACGGCTACGGATCCTAAGCTTTACTTCGCGACAACCGAGACGGTCGAAATTCCGCCCGGAGGCCTGACAATCGATGCGACCGCTGCATGCACTGAGACCGGTGCAGTAGGTAACGGGTACCTGCCCGGTCAAATCAACCAGATCGTCGACCCTATCGCTTTCGTCTCAACCGCGGTTAACCTAACGTCCAGCTCAGGCGGGGCAGACGAGGAAGCCGACCCCGATTATCGTGAGCGGATCCGGACGGCGTCGGAATCATTGTCGACGGCCGGACCGGAGGACGGATATCGCAATGCTGCAAAGCGGGCGAGTTCGGCCATTGTCGACGTGTCGGTAACATCGCCGGACCCGGGTGAGGTCTTGATCGTTCCGCTGCTTCGCGGCGGCGAGATCCCGACGCAGGATGTGCTGGATGCAGTATTTGAGGCGTGCGACGACAAGCAGACACGCCCTCTTACGGACTTGGTGACGGTAGCCGCACCGACAACTCAGTCGATTTCCGTCCAGTTCACGTACTATATCAGCCGCGATCGCGCCTCGGATGTGACCGCCATTCAAGCGGCGGTGACGCAGGCTACGGCAGACTACACCCTCTGGCAAAAGTCCAAGCTTGGACGCGACGTAAACCCGTCCGAGCTTATTCGGCGCGTAACGATGGCTGGGGCATATCGGGTCATGCCGGTCAGCCCGGTCTATGCCGAGGTAGATAAGACGGAGATCGCGGTCGCGGGCGTTCCCGCGGTGACCTATGGAGGGCTGGTCGATGATTAATCTTGATACGGTCAGTCTCTTAGATATCTTACCACCAAACCTTCGGAGCGACCCAAACGTAGCGGCTGCCGCGCAGGCGATCGACTCCGAGCTTCAGCAGATTACGGCTTCAATTCGTAAACTCTCATATTTCGACCGGATGGACGAGTCGACCGATGAAGAAACGGACGAGCTCGCATGGCAATTCCACGTCGACTTTTATGATCCATCGCTTCCGCTGGAGCAGCGGCGTGAACTCGTGAAGAACAGCTTCGCGTGGCATCGCCGGAAGGGCACTCCTTCGGCCGTCGAAGAGCTGATCTCGACGTTGTTTGGTTCCGGGCGCGTCGAGGAGTGGTGGCAGTTTGACGGCGATCCGTACACCTTCCGGGTCATCACGAGCAACACAGCGGTCACGACTGACCTCGCTCAGGAGTTTATCGCGGCGCTGAACACGGTCAAGAACGTGCGATCGCACCTCGAATCCGTGATCATCGAGTCGTCCAAATCGATGAACCTCTATTTCGGATGCGTATTGAACATGACCGACACTTTGAAGATAAAGCAGGTGGTATAGATGGCCGCATTCGGCGGTTTGCTCATAACGAACAAGGGGCGGGCTTTGCAGGCAAAAGCACTTACCGGCGTAGCGCTCCACTTCAACCGGATCGGCGTCGGCGACGGCAATCTCGGCGGTCAGTCGATTCCGACACTTCCCGGATTGATTTCGCCGAAGATGTCGCTTCCGCTGAACAAGCTGAGGACCCAGCCAGGAGGCAAAGCGATCGTCGGTGCCGTCTTGTCTAATCAAGACGTAACGGTGGGATTTTACTTCCGGGAGATCGGCGTGTTCGCGCAGGATCCGGACGAGGGGGAAATCCTGTATTGCTATGGAAACGCTGGAGCCGGCGCAGAATACATTCCGGCGACAGGCGGTCCGGACGTAGTCAATAAACAGCTCGAAGTCGAAATTCTGACTGCCAACGCAGCGAACATTACGGCCAGCGTCGCGAGCGGCATCTACGCTCTCGCCTCAGACGTCGGTGACATGAGCACGGTACCCACGACGGCAAAGACGGCGGCAGGGGCAATCACGGAACTATTCGAGGCATTGGAACACGCCGACATCCCCGACGCCACGCTGACGACTAAAGGCAAGGTTCAACTCTCCAGCGCGACCAATAGCACCGCGGAAGACCGGGCGGCTACGCCAAAGGCGGTCAAGGCGGCGATGGACGCTGCGTCTGGTGCGTCCGGCTCAGTTACAACGCATGCGGCCTTAACGGATGCTCACGGTGCAACTTCGGCCGCGACTGCCAGCCGACTCGTCATTCGGGACAGCGCTGGCCGGGCGAAAGTTGCCGCGCCTGTGGCAAGTGATGATATTGCTCGTCTTGACACGATCCAGGCCAAGTTCGGCGCTTCCGGCACAAATGGAGTCTTGGACTGGAATGCCGAAGCTAACACGCAACCAGGAACGGGGCCGACATTACTTCTTGGGTCTGCTGCAAACGGGCCTGGAGGAGCGAATTATTTTCACGTTTTTAACTTTGAATACGGATCTAAAAACGGATCGGGGCAGATTACACAATTTGCAATCCCGTATGCCCAAGCCCCGTCGCTCAATGTCGGTCTATTATATCGAGCTAGATACAGCGGAGTTTGGACGCCGTGGTACCGCTTGTGGGGAGATGGACAGTTACGGATTAATGCGGGGCAACTCGAGTTCTATGACGGAGCGGGGTGGAAGATCGTGGGCGGTAATATTACTGTCGGAAAAACGAGACGTGTAAACTTTTCCGTACCTAATATATCTAATAATAATCCTGTATGGAACGAAGTTGTGACTATATCAGGTGTTCCAGGGCGGTTAGAGGGTCTTTATTTGCAAATGAGTACTTCGTATACAACAACAGTTAAGCTAAGAGTTACGATTGACGGAAAATCAGAGGAGGCGACCTATGAGTTCTTTAACGCAGGTTCGTCTACTACTCACATTTATCTCGGTCATCCTGTCGGTATAACTCCAGCCATCGAACCTATTTACTTCTACAATCAACTAAAAATAGAGGCTCTGAAATCTATTAATAATCCAATAACCTGCATTGCAGATTACGCGCTATTATTAGGCACACCATAAAATCAAGGGGGCACAATATGACGGTAATTATTAGTGAAGTTGAAGAAAACGGCATCCCCTATCGAATAACAGAAGATCAAGATACTGGTCTTTATATTAAGGAATCAATTCAGGCTGGTCCTCCAAGCGAACCTGACCGAATCACGCAACTCGAAAATGAGTCGGCTATGCTCGCCCTCGAACTCGTCGATACGCAAATTCGGCTAGACGATACGGAGCGCCGGTTAGAGCAGTCGGAAGCCGAACAAGCAGCGCTGCTTCTCGCGCTAGTTGAAGCGGAGGTGATTTAGTTGGACTGGTACTCAACGGTTAAGCGACATTACGACGCCGGACGGTACGACGATGCCGCAGTTGGCAAGTTTGTCATTGCGGGAAAGATCACCGCGCAGCAATACCAGACGATTACAGGCCAGGCGTTCGAAGGCTCCGCAGCATAAGCGGGGCTTTTTATATTTTGAAGGGAGGCGGAGCAACTGAGCGAAGTCGAAACGAGAGCACTACATGACATATCATCCCGCATGGGCCGGATGGAGGCGTTACAGGAATCTAACATTCGGACGACGAGCGAACTTACGGCCAACGTGAATCGGCTCGTCGAGAAGTTGGACCAGTCGGACGACATCGCCCGCGAGGCCGACCAGAGGGCGAGAGCGGCGCATCACCGGATAGACGAAGTTAACAAGAGGGTCGAGGATAACTCGGGAGATATTAAATGGATTTGGCGGACGGTTATTGCAGCAGTCGTCACCGGCGTCATCGGCGGCGCTATCGCCTTCCTATGGAGAGGAGTCGGAGGGTAGGTGGATAACGAGATCCTTCAGCTAGCCGCGCTCGTTGCGGCTTACGTCGGCGTGGTCAAAGGATTCGGCCTTTCGGAGCGGTGGACACATGTCGCCGCTCTTTTCTTTGCCGCCATATTCGTTCTGGTACCGGGTCCGGTCAGAGAGGCGATCACGCTTATCTCGATCGTCGGGCTGACGGCCAGCGGTGCTTATCAGTACGTCAAAAAGAGGGAGGGGTAAGCGTGACCGTCTATTACAGCCAGAAGGATCCGCGTTGGGCCAACATGCCTTATACCAGGCGTAACGACCCGAAGCAAACGATTGCCACTTCTGCATGCGGGCCGACGTCTTTTGCGATGGTGGCAAGTTCATTCTGCGGCCTAGCGATATTACCGCCTGAGACGGCTAAATATGCGCTCGACAAGGGCTTCCGAACCGACAACAGCGGTACGGATTGGGGGTACTTCCGCAGCATCGCCCAAGACAAAGCGTATGGCCTTGACTGCAAGCAGTCAGGGAATTGGGATGAGGTTAAACGGGCGCTCTTCGCTGGGGCGCTCGTTATTGCGTCTATGGCTCCGGGGCATCTGACGGGCGGTGGGCACTACGTTCTCTTGGTCGGGATTGGCGGCAAATGGATCGACGTTCACGATCCTAACCACACCTATAAATATCCTGCCGACGGTCTCGTTGATCGCGGTAAGGGCGACGGCAAGATCAAGGTGGACGAGTCGGTATTTCGGAAAGAGGCAAGGCAGTATTGGATATTCACGAAGCCGATTAAAAACGAGGAGGATGTTCCGATGACCAAAGATGAGGCTCAAGCATTCGAGAAGATGCGCGAGGAAGTAAAATCTCTAACGAGCGCGGTAACGGCGCTGACGAAAAAGGTGGAAGACCTGACGCAGATGATCCCCGCGCCGAAGTGGTTCATCTCCGAGTTCGGCGAGTCCGTACTCAAGAAGATCAACGATCCGACCGGCACGCTGGATTTCTGGCGATCTCTGGCCGTGTCGCTTCGGGTTCAGGGACATGGAAAATAAGCATGACGATCAGCCCGGGAGCTTCGGCTCTCGGGCTATTTTGTCGTACGATTGCCATTAATAGATGAGGTGATAAGTATGGATGCAAATGAACGAATTAAAAAGTTAGAAACAGAAATGATCGAATTGAAGTATCAGTTAAAGTCACTTATTTCATTAGTCGCTATGAACAAAGTACCGCAATGGGCCAAAGATGCTGTTTCGGAGGCAGAGTCTAGTGGAATTGTTCAATCCTCGTTCGGAAATGGGTTGGATTACTATATAATCCTAGATTTACTCCACAAGAAGAAGCTACTGTAGCATTTCCTTTAATTGCTTGGCAATATCACTTATCTCATCAATCGAAGAGTTCAAAGCAATCTTATTAGCCATCGTCGGACTAAACTTCATAACTTCGCTCTTAGAAACTTTATGCCAAATGGGTAGTACAACCTTTCCCCCTTCAATTTCTCTTGCAATCAAACCGTCCAATTCATAAGCTGGCCAAGGTTTGTTAACGAAGTGAGTTGATATTACAATGATCCCAAACCTGGAATTTGCCAAACCCTTGTCGATCGATTGTCTTAAGCTATCGCCCCATCGCATTGAATGTTCGTCGTACCAAACTTTAACGCCAATCCCTACAAGTTCTTCAGCGAGAGGACGAACGAAGTCGTCTTTATCTTCACTGGCATGCGAAATAAAAACATCATATTCTGGTTCTGCATAATCCTCTGCAGATGCAGTGGATGCCAGTCTTGAAGAGACCAATCCGCCTTCGCGAATCAGCCCCTTTTGATCCTCAAGTTCCTTGGCCAAATCTTGTTGGGAAGCGAGTAGTCTTTGTTCCATATTCCTCTGTGCTTCTAGCTGCTTTTTATTTTCAGTTTCAATTGCTTTTGATAGTTGCTGCTGGTATCGAATCAAATCCTTGCTTTTATCAGCCACTTTTCTCTGTAAGTCCGCTTGATTTTTGCTCGATCGCGCCACGTCGTTGTTGTTGCGATCTATTTCAGAGAGCTTACTTCTAATTGTGGCTTGTGAGCTTGATTTTGCAATTGATTGCTGCGCCCTTATGATTTTGGTCGTTGCATCAGCTTCTTTTTTCTTTTCATTGCTTATTTTCTTGTATAGATCAGCGATTTCGCCTTGCAAGCGATTGATAGTTGATTGTAATGAATTAATTGACATTGAACACACCTCGCAGAGATTTACCGACACGTCAACATTCTACTATAGATTTACATAAATTGTCGAATCATAGAAATTTAAAGAGTACATAAACGATAAATTCTTTTTGCATGGTAAGTACGCGTGGCATATGCTATTAGGCTTTTGATTTCCGTAAGATCCTATTGTGAACAATGGCCAACCATTCTAATTCAATCAGTCCGGGGGCTTCGGCTCTCGGGCTTTTTTTCATTTTAGGGAGGAATTTCGACACAAAATGTAAAAGTAAATACTGGAAAATAAAAGAGGGGCTGATTTTTTGAAGTATTTACGCTTGATATTAATTGTGATGCTGGCGATTTTGATCACTGGATGTTCTGGTGGGAGCCAAGAGAGTAAAAATACTTACTTTGATTCTGACAGAAAAGTGATGATGCTTGAGACAAAACACTACTTACTGCAGTACAACCCATTTGAAGATAATGGAAAGAGATCTGCTGAGAGCATGCGCATAATATTAAAGAACTACAAGTCTGAAGATGCGGATAAATTTAATGAAATACTTGGATTTATGGAAAAGGAAAACTTTGATGCTGTATCGTCATTGTATATAGAATTGGGTGGAGAGACTGTTGCTAAACGGGAATTGTCGGACATTGAAAAAAACAACTTGAGAATTGATAAGCAGTATGGGCATGAGTCTTTAAGTTCTGCGCAGCTTTATCTTGATGATATGACAACCAGTCTGACCCGAACTTCTATATCGAACAAGATTACTGAAAATTTGGTGGGAATAAAGAAAAAAAGCAAAGAAGATTTCGGGCAATTAGCAAGGTACATTAATCTGGACGACAGAAAAAGAGCCAAACAAATATACGATAGTCTTTGTGAAATGTACGAATTTGTACCAAAGAATCTAGAGGAGTCAATAGAATCGAATTCTCTGATTGATAACAAGGATGAGGTAAAAAATCTAAGGAATGTAATTTCGGAGTTAGATGTTCAAGAAGTAAAGAATAAAATTAAAGAAAATGCAAAAGAGAAGTGGGAAGACGATTACAGAATGCAAAAGTACGAAGTAAATAAACAAACTGAGGCATTTGAACAAATGATAACAATAACAGTACAAAATGACGATGTAGAAACGATACTTACTAATGCGTTCTCGGAGTGGGGGAACGATTTTAATATGGTACGTTATGAATATAACAAGCAAATGAAGGCCTATAATGAAATTGCAAGCCTTAATCTGGAGTCCGACAATGAGAAAAAAATACTATCTCGTGCAATGGAGAAATGGAAAAATGATTTTAATATGGTTATGTATGAATTTGATAAGCAAATTAAAGCTTCTAACAGTCTGAATAAATAAAAATAAAGCCAAAAGGCAACCGTGGAGCATTCGCGGTTGCCTTTTTCATCACTTTAGAAAGGTAATACATTACGATAAAAATGAGAACGAATTTGATAAGTCATAGCTGAACAATTAGCTCGAGGGAGGGCAATGAATCTACCCTTTCCTGCTGCGTGAAGGTATGAGAACATATAGATCGGTCACTCTGCACTCCAGAACTTGCGAAGCGTTAATGGCGAATTCAAGCGACATTTTTTCCGTTCCGGCAATCAGACCAGATACGTAAGAACGCGAACACTCCATACGCCGTGCAAATTCTGCGGGTTTCATTTTCTTATCTGTTAACCGATCAAGCAGCAGGCATTCCCCGAGCAGGAACGCCATAATGTACTCCTTTCTTTGTCGATTGTTGTCGGAAAATTTTATGCAAAAGTGTTCGTATATTGTTCGTGTTTCATGATATAATCAGAACACCTGAAAGCGGTAAGCTTTTCTACAAAAACATATCAGGGAGTTGAACGCTATAAATAGGATGATAATAAGATGGGACAAGGTTTACGAAGCTAACGGATTCGACCTGCTTGTTTACGAACAAATAAAAGCAGGGGAAATTAAGGTTACTTCTGAGATTTTAGAAACCGAACATGTTGAAGATGCATCCTAATTTTATTCTCATCCAGTGCACCATCTTCATCCTGGTGATGAAATTTCTCAATAATCTCATCGTCCGAATACTTATCAACCAAATCAAATATCATAAATGGATTAATCTCCGGCTCATTCTCTAATGTGGCGGGGATTTTTTTGTCGTAATCAGCTTTATTCTCCCTTAAGAAAATTCTATCATATTCCCAAACCTCCGAATCTTTATCCTCTAAATCTGGAATGCCCATATTAAGCCAGTCTTCCCTTGTTACATGACCTGCTTTAACCATAAGTTCCTGAAATGAAGTGCCATATGTGAAAGCTAATTTTTTTAATGTATCTGGTTGAGGTTTATCTCTCAGGCCATTCTCTAATCGAGACAACTGAGCGATACTAACGCCCGAAGTATCTGATGCTTGTTTTAAGGTAAGCCCTTTGTTATCGCGAAGCCCCTTAAGAAACGATCCGAAACTATCCGTCAATTCAAACACCTCGTAAATTATTTTTTACCACTTCAGTTCAATTCAATAATATACACTAAATTTACCGTGTGGTAAAGAAAAAGAGAGTAAACAGTTTGCCAGAGGGGAAATTCGACGAAATATCGGCAAATACGACGATTTAATAGAATTTACCAGAGGGGAAATACTGTGCTATATTTTTCCCACGAGGTAAATTACCCTGAGGGAAAAAGAGGGGAGGTTGCTGAATGGTTGAGTTGACGAAAGTGGATTTGGGTTCTTTCATCAAAGATCTGAGAGTTAAAAGGGATATGAACTTAGTTCAACTTTCGGAGAAATCAGGAATTAGCACTGCCCAGATATCAAGGATTGAAAACGGGAAGAGAAAGACTCCGCGTCCAGAGACATTGAAACAATTGGCGGATTCACTCGAGATTCCGCACGAACAAATGTTGCGGGCTGCTGGATATCTTGATTAAGAAGGATGTTGAGCATGAGCCAACTGACATTATCGACTGATCTTACAGTCATCACGGCCGAGATCAACAGCTTCAAGCAAGTCGCAGGTCAGTCGCTGTTTGAAATTGGTAGGCGTTTGAAACACGTGAAGGAAAACGATCTTTCACATGGGCAATGGGAACCGTGGCTTCAGACAGTGGATATTGTTCCGCAAACAGCTCGTAAGTTGATTCAGACATTTGAGCAGTTTGGGAATCGCGCGACGTCGAGCGAATTGCCGGTTGGTAAGTTGTTCGAGATGCTTTCCCTTCCTGAATCCGTCGATCGCTCCGAATTTCTCGAGCAGGAGCACGAGATCCCTTCCACGGGAAAGTCGAAGAAGCCGGCGAACATGACGGTAAAAGAACTCCGAGAAGTAAAGCAGGCATTGAAGGATGCCGAACTCCGCGCAGAGCAATCCGAAGCAGCCCGCCAATTGGCGGTAAATCAGCATTCGGAACAGCAGGACAAGCTTCTTTCGCAGATCAATGAGCTGAAGCGAAATAAAGGCCGCTATCCCGAAGATGAAGCCCGATTGCAGCAGTTGAGCAAAGAGAACGTCGAATTGGGGCAGTCACTCCGCAAACTGCAGGACGAGCTACTTGAGCGAAATTCCGCGCTGGAGAAGAAGCAATACGATCTTCGCAAGATGAAGGAAGCGCTGAATAAAACTCGAGCCTACGTAGACGTTGATTTGTCAGCGGCGTTTATGCACTTCATGTCGATCCGCGATCAGCGCGAAGCCCAAGAAGTGGCAGAGAGGTTCTGGCAGTCGCTCGATGACACCATAGCGAAGAACCGCAAAGAATGGATGGCGTTCTTGCAAATTCCAATCTTCGAGGAGGGGAAGCGAAATGCAGGCACAGTTATTGACATCGGCGGAGATTGAATCTCTGCGCGATCGTGTTAAGAAGGCGGAAATAGAGCTGCTTCAATCGCAAAACGAAAACAAACGCCTTCAATTTCGCGTCATCTGTACCCAGCAAGATCAGAACAGGCTTCAGGCGAAAGGCAAATCGCACATTGGGAAATGGGCGGAGTTGGCGAGAGATTCCGGTTTATCCGTGAATCGGCGCAAAGCGGTGAACAGGCTGTGGAAAGAGTACAAGATGAAGTTTGGCTTAGCTCGATCTTATCGTGATACGCCTGAATTTCGTTTCGAGGAAGGGCTGCACTGGATTGATGCTTGGAATATGCCGGATTATCTTCTGGAGAATTACGCAAAGGTAGGTGCAACCTAATGCAATTCGCTGAAATGCTCGCAGAAGCCGGCCTCAAGTCCGGCCCGGTCTACGCAACCGGAGTCATCAAGGGCCGAGAAGCCGCCCGCATGGTGGCCGATGCAAAGGCACAAGAGACTATCCGTCGGATGACCGACGCGGTGCTCGCGGAATCCGATGCAGGCAGCGTGGCGCACATGATCGACCGCTTGGCGACCTTTTATCACAGCGATTACGTCACGCTGAATCAGCCGTGGATCCGGGATATCCCGTTCGCGGTATGGCGGGACAAGAAGCTCGCGGAGAAAGGAATGAGCATCGATGGCCTTTGACGCTGAACTCTACATTTCGCTTTACGAGCAATGGCTCAACGAGACCGACGGCGACGCCCGCATGATCATCGCCCACCAAATGGCAGTAATCGAGAACGCCCATCCGGTCCTCCGGACGCTGATTTAAGCATACGATTCCAGCGAAAGCGAGGTGAGAGGCATGGCAGAGCATCGAAGCCGAGACCAGATCTGGTCGGCCAGACGGGAACTGTTACTCGGAAGATTACGATTATCGATGCGAAGGAAGACGAGCATGGGGTAGACGTTCGAGTCACCGACAGCATGGGCGAGACCTATTGGACTTCGCTCGACGACGACATTTCGATCGATTAGGAGTGAGGAGTTCATGGGAGATATAGCAGAAATGATGCTCGACGGAACGCTCTGCAATTGCTGCGGCGCTTATATCGAGGAAGGTGAACCCGAGGGGTTTCCGAGGTACTGCGAGGATTGCCAAGATTAATCCCTAACAGGAGGGTGCAATGATCATCCAATTCAAGGAGCTCCGGCTCCACAATTTCAAGAACCATCGAGACCTGAAGGTCCGACTCGGCCCTGTTACCCGGATTACCGGGCAGAACGGCGAAGGGAAGTCGACGATCGGCGAGGCGGTATCCTGGTGCTTGTACGGCGCCGATCCGCTGGGCAACAACCTGATTAAGGACCTGTCGCCCGAGCCGCGGAATTACGAATACGACCGAGTCGAGGTTGGCCTGCTGCTCTCGGTCGACAGGAAAGACATTTTACTCGAGCGCTGGATCGAGGGAAAGGAAACGAAGTATTTCATCAACGAGGTTCCGGCAAAGGCCACGCCATATAAAGAGTTCGTCGATTCGCTGTTCGACAAAAACCTATTTTTGTCCCTGTTTTCGCCGGGCTATTTTTTTTCGCAAAAATGGGAAGAACAACGCGGTTTATTGCTCAAAAACGTGCAAAATCCGACCGCGAAGGAGGTTCTCGAACACCTTTCAAACCTGGCTGCGAATAAGCTCGGCGAGCTGCTGAAGAAGCAATCGATCGAAGATTTGGACGCCAAACACCGGGACAACCGGACCCGGAAGGACAAGGAGTTGATCGCCGCTAAGGAGCGGACGCGGACCCTGCAAGAGCAATTGGATCTTGCGAAGCCGCTGACGGCCGAAGAGTTGATCGATCTGAATAAGCAGTTTGCTGCGATCGACGAGAAGATCATGGCGCAGACGGACAAGCAAACCGTTGACCTCAAAAACGCAGAATTGGAGCGCCGATTGGTCGCCGAACGCGACGCGGTCAAACTGCGGGCGAACGCGCTGGCTGAGAATCACAAGACGCTCGGCGGACGCATCCAAACGTTGATTGAGAACCCGCCGGAGGGCGAGTGCGCCCAGTGCGGTCAGCCGTTGAAGGCAGAGGCGCTATCCAAAGCCAACGAAGCCCATCAAGCGGAGATCGCCAGAGTTACTCAAGAGCGTGTCGACCTTGCATCGCAGTACAAGGAGGCTGTGAAGCGGCATGAAGAATTGACCGCACAGCTCTCTGAAATCCCTCTACCTGATCACGACTCGGACGAGCTCCGGCTCCTGCAGGATACCCGCCAGCAGATCGTCGACCAGATCAAGTCCTCCGAGGGCAAGGATCGACTCGTTCAAGCGGTCGAAGAGGCGCGGTCCAGGGAGAAGGGGATCGAAGCCAGCTTCAAAGATTCGGTGTTCATTCTCGACGCGGTCAAATCCTACCTCGCCGAGGAAGCTGAGATTATGGCCGAGAAGGTCCAGAGCTTATTCAAAACTCTGACCCTCCAGCTATTCACGGAGAACAAGGGAGACGGAGAGCGGAAGCCATTCTTTGAGATCCACAGCAAGCGCAAGCCTTACCGGAAGCTATCCCGCGGCGAGCAGTACGCGGCCGGCATGGAACTCATCGAAGTCCTGTCCAAGGAATACAACGTCGTAGCCCCGATTTTCCTCGACAACGCTGAGAGCTTCACCGGCGCGGTTAAGGTGATGGGACAAGCAATCGTATGCCGAGCGGTGCCCGGACAAGCTTTCACAATTGAATCGGAGGTTACGAGCGAATGACCTACTCCATGAGCAAAAAGATGTACTGGCGGTTCCGGAACGGACACGAGAACGCCGATCCGATGACGCACGAAGAGTTGATCGCCCATCTCAATCGAACTTTCTTTCTGTCCGGCATTATCACCCAAATTCAATTCAATTAGGAGGTTTAATCAATGTCCATCTTGGCTCGCATCTCTGCATTCCTCGGGCTTCGTAATGCCGCCCGCAATCCCGTTCAGCGCCAGACGCGGCGTTCCCGCAAGCAAAAGCAGAAGCAACCGATCAAGGGCGGCCGCTTCGCTCGCCAGGTTATTCGCTCCCAACGGCGCCGCCGTTACGTTCCCGGCCAGCTCGGCTTGTCGTCGGTCGCGACCTCGATCGCCAACTTCTACGACGGCAAGTTCCCGTCCCGGAGGGAACGGAAGCAGATCGCGATGGCAAGCCAGCAAGTACGGCCGATCTTTTACGGGGAGGGCTGACCTTGGCAAATTATCGCGTTAAGGTATCCGACCCGGGCAACCTGCTCTTCGAAGGCCAAACGGTTACACCGTATCACGAAGACAACAACGAGATCATCATCTCCATGCCCGGCGCGGCGTTCGATCACCATATCCGCAAGAACGGCGAATACTTCGCCAAGCATCTCGAACCGATTGGAGGCAACTAATCAATGGCAAACCCGAACAACCAACTTCAAGAAGTCGGAAACTTCTCCCCGGCAGAACTCGAGGTCATGCAACAGACGCTCGCTGTCGGGACGAATGCAGCACAATTCGGACTCTTCGTTCGCACGGCCGCCGCGGCTGGATTGAACCCCTTCCTGAATCACATTTACTGCATCGTCTACGGCAACAAGATGAGCATCCAGGTATCCGTCGAGGGTATTCTCTTCCTCGCCAAGAAGGTGGATGGCTACGAGGGAATCGACACCCAATTGGTTCACGAAAACGACGAATTCGAAGCCTACATCGATAAGGAGGGCCGTTGGATCATTGGGGAGCACAAGATCAAGTTCCCTCGTGGAAAGGTGCTCGGTTGCTACTCGATCGCTTACCGCAAAGGCTTCCGGCCGTATACGGTCTTCATCGAAGCGGCAGAGGTTGAGCATCACCTTTCTGGGACCAATTCGGCCAACTGGAAGAAGTATTACAACGACTTCTTCAAGAAGACGACGACGAAGCGCGCAGCCAAGGGGCAATTCGGAATCGAAATTAGCGAAGATGAAGCGGATGGCGGAACCGGAGCGGCGAGCATCGACTCTTACGAACGCAAGGACATTACCAATGAGGCCGCCCCGTTGAATCAACAACCGGCGCAGAAGACGCCTGAAAAGAAGGAAGCTTCCCGTCAGCGTACAGCGCAGGCCGAAGAGGGCATTAAGCCCTTGAACGAGGACCAGCCCGATCCGCTTACCGAGAAGAAGAAGCAAGTCGTTACCAATCTGAAGAAGCTCGGATACGCGACAAAGGAAGAGCGCGACAAATATATCGATCGGAAACTCGAAGGGAAGCCGTTGACCGATCTGAACATCGACAAGCTTCTCGGAATGATCGCTCTAGATCTCGAGGACATGGAGGGAGTGGCCCGGGCTGCCGAAGGCGGGGATGACCTCCCGGGACTTAAATGATCGTCAAGGTCCTTGCGTCCGGGTCGAAGGGAAACTGCGTCTGGATCGGCAACGGAGAGGTCAGCATCTTAATCGATGCGGGCCTCCCGAAGACCAAGATCGAGAAGATCATGCTCGAGCGCGACATTGACCCTTCGAAAATCGATGCGATCTTCCTGACCCACGAACACGGCGATCATGTCATGGGCATTAGCCTTGCCGACAAGTACCGGATTCCGGTCTATGCGAGTGAGGGGACGTTGAAGCAGATCGACCGCCTTGATTCCGGCCATATCATTCGGGCAAGCAATTCGCGCATTCTCGACGCGCTTCGGCCGTCGTTCATGCTCGTCAGTCCGTTCGCGGTCCACCATGACGCGCTCGAGCCATTCGGCTACACGATCCAGACCAAGGACAAGAAGGCGACGGTGCTCATGGATACCGGGCACGTCGATGCCGAGATGTTCCGGGCAATGGAGCGTTCCGACATCTACGTCTTCGAGTGCAACCACGACGTCGAGATGCTTCGGACCGGCGCCTACGACGATTACCTGAAATCCCGGATCCTGTCCGACAACGGCCATATGTCCAACGATGCAGCGGCCGCGGCGCTCGCCGAGCTGGTTCGTGGGGAAGGAGAGCACATCTTCCTGACCCACATGTCGGCCAACAACAATACGCCGGACAAGGCTATGACGGCCGTTAGGCTGGCCCTCCGAGAGCGAGGGTATAAGCGCGGCGAACATTACACGATCGAGGTGTTCTGATTGGTTTTAGATGATATTTGCGTCTACGATTTCGAGACTTCGGGCCTCGATCACAAAAACGATAGGGTTATAGAGCTCGCGGCGATTCGCGTAAAAGGCGGCAAGGTCGTTCATGAGTTCAGCACGATCGTTCGTCAGCCGATCGTCATCGAAGCGAAGATTACTGAATTAACGGGTATCACGCAAGACGAAGTCGATGTCGGAATGGATGAATTGACCGCCTTCAAGGTGCTGCGGCAGATCATGGGCGATGCGGTCCTTGTTGCCCACAACGCCGTCTTCGACCTTCAGTTCCTTCACTGGACGATGATGCGGCTTGCCGGGAAGACGTTCAGCAATCCTTTTCTCGACACGATGACGATCAGCCGGGACCGGCATCCGTATCCGCATAGGCTCGAGCCGATGTGCGAGCGTTATGGAATCGTGCTGGACGGTGCTCACAGAGCGCTGAACGATGTTCGGGCGACTCTTGATCTCCTGATGGCATTGCACTCCGAAGATCCGGTAGACCGGTGGATGAACCGCTTGGGCTACCTGAGCAAGTTTCCGGCGCCGCTGTGGGTACCGGAATACGCGACCGCATTTCCGACCGCCAACAAATACGAAAGGAGATATGCCAATTGAAGAAGGTTATGCGCGTCAATGATGACTTCAATTACCCGGACCGGACCGTTGAAGCAGGCACTCTATTAATAGTAGAAAGCAAACCTGCAAGCAATGGGCTCCGCTATATTCTCGAAGGGGAGTTGGCATTCAGGAGCGTCCATTCGGACTATCTAGAAGAAGTCGACGTTCTAGAAATGGATGAACAACTCAAGAACCTTCAGGCCGAAGTTCGGGTTTCGAAACGCCGTGCAGAAATCGCAGAAGCTGATGATCGGCGAGCAGTTGCCGCTGCCGATCGCCTTCAAGACAATGTCGTTCAGCTTAATCGGGAGCTTCGGGAAGCGCGGGCAAAGGAAGCGGCCAAGGTTCCGGTTCCTCGGGAAGTGGCTGGGGCGATCGATAGATTGCGTCAAGCTGACATTTCTGACTTCGCCATAATCGCTCTTTCTGATAAGACAACAACGCTCGTTCGAGATTACCCGAAGGAGATCCTCGAGGATTTGAGACTTGTTCGCTCTTTTACATTTAACAACACCCAGCCCGATGCAATCGGGGAAACTGGTGCAGATATTCTGTTGAAAGCCCTCGTCAATGGTTACACGGTCGAGGTACCGCAGACCTTTGAAACGAGCCGCAAGCTTACGGCGGACGAGATTAGAGAGGTTAGACGTTGGTACCAGGGATCGTTGCGACGAATCGAAGATAAAACCGATCCAGACGAATTCGCGAAAGAGGCAATTGAAGAAGTTGCTCTTTATCTCGGCGGCGCGGAGTTGTTGATGGACATTAGCCGATATTGCAAGACGCAACTGGACCGGGAGATTGCAACAAAGAGCGGGTGAGGTGAATGACCAGAAGTCCGCAGAAGGAAAACGGGTACACGCCGATTGCACATCAGATCCTTGGAGAGATCGGCCGGCACGGCTTGAACGGGACGCAGCGGGGGATTATCGATCAGCTTTGGCGATACACCTACGGTTTTAAGCGGAAGGAGGCGACTTTGTCCCTGTCGTTTCTCGCTTCGGCCTTGGACAAGACAAAAAAGCATATCGATAAGGAGCTTTCGATGCTCATTGCTCGCAACGTCGTTATCGTCGTCTCGGATGAGCCAAACCGGACCCGTGTTCTTCGCTTCAACAAGGATTTCGATAGTTGGAAATCGGCGCTACTAATAGAAGGAAAAAATCAGAAAGGTGATGAGGACATGCCCAAGGATGTCCCGTACAAGGAAATAATCGACCATCTCAACGCCAAGGCCGGCAAGCGCTACAGCCATAAGACCAAGCCGACGCAGGCTCTAATTAATGGGCGTTTTGCGGAAGGGCGGACGCTGGCCGACTTTCTTCACGTAATTGACGTGAAGTGCGCTCAATGGTTGGGAGACCCGAAATGGGAAGCGTATCTGCGGCCGTCGACGTTGTTTCGTCCGACGAACTTCGAGAATTACCTTAACCAGACGGCAGAGTCCGGGAAGCCGATCGTACAGCAAAGTGCGGCCGATCGAACCAAGGACCTCCTAAGACGGAAGATGGAGGAGGCACAGCGGCGTGAAGGAAACGGAAACGTTGAAGATCATAGCGCTGATTTCCACGGCTTACCCGAACCGTGAATGGACGGAAGAGCAGACGGATCTTTGGATCGCGATGCTGGCGGACGTGCCGCTTATGGTCGCTCAAGGTAATCTTCGGGAGCATATATTGGCGAATCGATACCCGCCTAGCATTGCGGATATTGCTCGCGTTGACCTCGAAGAGAAAGTAGATCAGGAAGTCTACTTCCGCAACAAGCAAATCGCCCATCAAGAGTGGGTAACAGCGGGAGGAGATCCGGAGGCATTCATATATGATCCAAGATCCAGCAACCCACGGCTTACAGGCTGAGCAGGCGGTTTTAGGCTCCATCTTCCTTGAGAGCGAAAGCATAGATAGGATTCCAGACCTCGAAGCGCGAGACTTTTCGACCGAAACGCATCAGCTCATATTCAAGGTCATGCGCTGGCTGAACGAACGAGATTTGCCTATCGATCTAGTAACTCTCAACGACCAATTCGCGAGATTCGATCGCCCTTTTGACATAGCCTATATCACTCAGTTGGCCGGCGCGGTACCGACAGCCACGAACATCACCTATTACGCCGGCATCGTCAGATCAAGGGCTCTGCGGCAGCGCGGGAGAGTGGTAGGAGAAAAGATTGTCGCTCTGACGAACGAGGAATTCGAATCGGACGTGGACTACTTTGCGGCCGTGGAGGACTTGATTGACGAACTTCGCCCGAAGCAGGCGAACAAAATGCAGAGCTTCCGGGAGATGCGGTCGGAGTATTACGAGAAGAAGAAGGCGAAAGCCGAGAAGCTGAAAACCGGTTGGTTTGAGAAGTACGACAACTGGGCGCAGTTATGGCGAGGTTGGCTGTACGTGCTCGCTGGACGGCCGGGAGTCGGCAAAACAGCTAAGGCCTTGCAATTACTGCATGGCATCGCTAGCAACAACCTGAATGCCGGACCCGTGCTTTTCTGGTCGCAGGAGATGGACAAGACCGAGGTCATAGACCGGATGGTCTCGATGATCGCCGAGGTTAACTATAACAAGTTAATCAACAATGGCGGTCCGGAAGGGTTCACCGACAAAGAATGGGAGAAAATCAACGCCGCTTACAAGCTGTGTGAGAACCTCCAAATCTATGTTCAGGATTCGTCCGGGGTTACCATCGATCAGATTCGATCAACGGTAAAGCAGTTCAAAAAGCAATTCGGGAAAGTGGCTGCGGTCATCGTCGATTACCTCCAGATCATGGACATCCCGGAGAAGCGCGGCGAGATGCGAGCTCAGGCAATCGGTCGGGTCACCAAGTCGGCGAAGAATATCGCTCGCCGGTTCAAACTGGTTTTCATTATGCTCTCCCAACTTGATCGGGCTGTCGACGATTCCGAACCGAAGATGCGGCACTTGAAAGAATCGGGGAACATCGAGCAGGATGCCGACGTCGTCGAATTTCTGTGGTTCGATCCGGAAAACCAACTGCCCGATAGCAGCAAGATCATCGATTCGATATTCGCTAAAGGGCGCAATATCGGGATGAATCGTTTCCGACTGGAATTCAAGTGGTGGTATCAGAAGTTCGTCGAGACCGATCTAAAGGCAGGTGTAAAGGACGATGGCGGCACCTCCAATAAAGCCAATCGAAACGGAAAAGGAGTACGAGGAAGCTCTGGTGCGGCTAAGAAAGGCAGCCGAGGAAATTGAACATCCTCTCATCACGCCTAATACAAAGGCAGCTTACGAATCGGCTTTCGACCGGATTGCGGAACATGTTACCAATTACAGAATACGAGATTTCGCTCGCAAGTTCCCGTACCTTCGGGCATTTTACGAGGAACAGGGGCGAATCGGAAAGGATGAGGTCCTTGAGTGATTCTCCGCAATGCAAAATGCCGGGATGTTCGGCCAAGGCAAGGCAAACGTGGGCTCTTGTCCCGCTTTGTCAGTTCCATTTCGAAGATGTCCGGACCGAAACCTTACGATTCCTCCGCGGCCAAGGGATCGGGACGGAACAAGCGCAGAGGTCGACCTATTGGAAGATCGCTCCGCTCATCCCCTGGTCTAAGCTTCGGATCAGCGAAAGGGGTGGGGAGTAGAAATGCGATTTGTCGGGATAGACCCTGCAACGGTAACGGGCTTCGTGGCCCTTGATATAAACGGGAATGTTCTGGAAGAGCGTGATGTTGGCAAAAAGGGGAAAGGCGGAATAACCATCGATCAACTCGTTTCCCTTGAAAATGATGTGTACAGGCTTCTTAAACCGGGTGATGAGATTGTTATCGAAGGTACTCCTTTCGACACCCAGAAGGCCATAACCGCGGGCATGATCCATGGTGGAATTCGAACGATGATTGTTCGGAAGGGCATGAGTTTTAACGAGGCATCTCCTAATTCGGTTAAGAAATTCGTCGCACACACCGGATGGACCGGCGAGGTAGGAAGCAAGAAGCGACTTAAAGGTGAAGCGGCCAAAAGGGCAGTAGCGGCTGACGTACTCAAGCATTTCGGCTATTCTCACAAGTCTCATAACGTCACGGACGCCTATATCATCGCTAGAATTGCTCTCAATGTCTACCTGTACCGCGAGCTGATGCCGACGCTGGACAATCTGCCTTATCAGCTCGAGGTTGTTCAAACAATATTAGAAGGGAAGGGCGACGAATGAAATTTACGATTAATAAGAACGACCTGAATACGGCCATTCAACACGTTTCGAAGGCCGTCTCCGGCCGGATGGTCATTCCGATTCTGACGGGGATCAAAATCGACGCTCAGCCCGACGCGGTGACGCTGACGGCCAGTGATACGACGATCACGATTGAAAGTCGCATTCCGATCGAGACGATCGGTGCCGTGGAACAGCCGGGCAGCATTGTTCTGCCTGCGAAGTTCTTCGTCGAGATCGTGAAGAAGCTTCCGAAGGACGAAGTGCTCATCTCGGTCAAGGACCTTCAGGCGACCATTAAGTCCGGCCGGACCGAGCTTCAGTTGTCGGGCTTGGATGCAACGGAGTTCCCGCGGCTTCCGAGCGTCGACGGATCGACCTCCTTCTCTCTTCCTGCTGCCGAATTGAGAGATTTGATTCGGTCGACCACGTTCGCGGTCTCGGACAACGAGAGCACGCCGATTTTAACAGGCGCTTTATGGTCGATGGAAGATGGATTATTTAGATCGCTTGCAACCGACCGACATCGTATGGCTTGGTTGGCAAAAGATTCCGGTCTATCTACCTCCTTCCCCGATATCGTCATCCCAGGAAAGGACTTACTCGAACTCGCGAAACTCTTGCCCGACAAGAATGGCATGGTTGACATATCCTTCGCCGACAGCCAACTTCACTTCCGGACCGGAAATGTTCAATTCTTCGCCCGGGCGCTGGACGGTAGATTCCCGGATACTTCGAAGCTCGTTCCCGATTATTTCAAGACGGAATTGGTCATCGACACTAAATCCTTTGAAGGTGCGATCGAGAGGGCCTATACCTTGTCGAAAGAGGAAAAAACGAACATTGTCCGCTTGACGACTACGGAAACAGGCGGCATTGAAATCACATCCTCCAACCCCCAGATCGGGCGAACGGTCGAAGAGTTGTCCGTGGAGTTATTGAAGGGTGAAGAAATTAAGGTCTCGTTCAACTCCAAGTACATGCTCGACGCGCTCAAGGTCATTGACACTGCTGATACGTTCATCGGCTTCAATGGCGCAACGAGCCCGATCATCATCAAGCCGTTTGACGGTCCGGACGCGCTGCATCTTGTTCTTCCTTATAGGACGGTGGGATAACTTGAAGCTTGGGGATCAAGTTCAATTCGACCGCTATTATCGTAAAAACGGGAGCTTTGTGGACTATGAAAAGCTTTCTCCGGAGTACGAGAAGGAACTAGATGAGACGGATCAGATAGTCCTGCAACGTCTTGACGAGGTAGTTTCTCCTCAGATGTTAAGCGGAATCGTTGTGGGGAAAAGAAGGATGGTTCTCTCCAACACGCTCGAATACGGACAAAGCCGCTATAATCCGGATGGTTCTGAAATGCTTGCTGTTGTATCCAGTAAGGAAGTTGAAGTCTATCTCATAGCTTCTAACCTTAGCGGGTTTTACAGAGTCCCGGAGGATTGGCTTCAAAGTGATGACCAACCCCGAGGGGAGGGGCCGCGGTGAGCGCCGCGTTAAAGGTCCTCGACGACGGCGACAACTGCGTTTACAAGCCCTACGTCGTGCTATTCGGCGGTTTGGGCGGCGCGTCCGTCGGATACAACCGATCGATGATTGAGTACGGCGGAAAGGTCTACAAGCTCAAGCAGCTCTGCTCGATCGATTCCGACCCAAACGTCTCCCGGTACCACGACGAGATTACCGGCGAGAAGACGGCCGTCGTAATGGACCTCTTTACCCGCGAGCAATACATCGCATGGCACGGTCACGAGCCGCCGCCTGAATGGCGCGAGGTAACGCCTTGGGACATGTGGGTCGCGATGCGCTATCAGGTCCCATACTTTCTCTTCACCTCGCCGCCGTGCAAAGGACTATCCGGTCTCCTTCCGGAAAAGTCGGCGCAGTCGGAGAAGTATCAGGCGCTCAACCAGCTCACCGTCCGCGGCATCGATCTTGTGCTCCGGGCATGTCTCGAATATGGCGGAAGCTTGCCGGCGTTTATCCAGCTCGAGAATGTTCCGCGAATTCAGACGCGTGGGAAGAGCTTGCTTCAGCAGATAAAGCGAATGCTGAAAAAGTTCGGTTATGCGATCAACATGCGCGGGGATCACAATCTCGGGGAGATCGGAGCGCTCGGTCAGAACCGGATGCGGTTTTTGATCATGGCTCGTCAGGAGTCGCAGGTTCCGGTATTCCTGAACTATCCGGTGAAGAAGAAACTTCGGACGATCGGAGATGTCATCGGACCGCTTCCGCTGCCCGGAGACACGGAGAATGGTGGCCCGATGCACCGGCTTCCGAATCTCCAATGGAAGACATGGGTACGACTAGCTTTGATCAAGGCCGGAGGGGATTGGCGCGACTTGCAGACGGTCCCTTTCGAGGAGTACCGCATCGTTCACGAGCCACGCGGCGGCGCCTACGCGGTCGAGGATTGGAGCGAGGCTTCCCGGACCGTTACCGGTTCGGCCGGGCCGGGCCGGAGCAACGGGGCGACGGCGGTGTCCGATCCACGCTTCGGGTTTGGCAGCGGAACCCACCAATCGATTTATCGGGTAAGCCGGCATGACGAGCCGGGGCCGACGGTCACTGGCGCACATCGGCCAAATAACGGAGCGATATCCGTCTCTGACCCGCGGCTTAATGATCGGGACGGCCGTCACCCGGGAGTTTACCGAGTCGTTCATTCCGACGAGGCTGCACCATGTATCACAGGTACGCGGTTCGGTAGTGGGGCATTGGCAATATCCGACCCCCGAAATCCGGGAGAGGTCCACAAAGGGAATTACAACCGCGCTGGCGGAAATGGTGTTCAGGATTGGGATAAACCGTCAAAGACGATTCGCGGAAAGATGATGATTTGCAATTCTGAAGCATCAATCAGTGACCCTCGGCTCTCGGATATCCCTAAGCGCTATACCGACAAGTATCGGATGCAATCCATGGACCAGGCTGCGGCAACAATCACGGGCGTCACGGACGTTCAGAGCGGAGCCCAACTCGTCGCCGACGTCCGGCTCGGATGCTCGCCGCGGTCTGGATCCTACGGAGTGCAAGCGTGGGACGAGCCCGGAAAGACGGTCGTCGGCGCCGGAGACATCCACTCCGGGACGTGCGCGATCGCGGACCCTCGACCGTTCCCGGCCGACAAGGACCGCGGCGTTTGGACGATCATCGCGCCTGACGGCACGGTACATCGGCCGCTGACGACGTTCGAAAACGCGATGCTCCAAGGCTTTCCACAATACCTGCCAGACGGCCGGCCGTTCCAGCTCGAAGGGTGTTCGGATGCCAAGGCCCGCGAGTACATCGGCAACGCGGTACCGCCGCCGGCGGCGCAGGCGATGGGCAATGAGATTCTATTGGCCGCTGCTCAAGCGGAAGTCGGTGAATCGTTCGAACTGAGTTGGAATGATGTATGGGTGGCACCGATAATCGACGAGCTTCCGGTGATGGTCCATTAAAGACCCATTATGCGAAATAAACCAAGGAGGAATTTATATGAAGGAATTAAGGGCGGTAGCAATCGGACCTGATAGGACTGAAATTGTCGTAGGTTTTGGAACGAATGAGGAATTGGCAGAATGGTATCGGTCGGAAGTGGATGTAAACGATAAAGAATGGGTCGATTACACTGTCAGCGACTTCCCGCTCGACAAGACGCTGGAGTGGGAAGATGCGGGTGATATGACACTTCGCCAACTCGTTTCTGATTGCAAGGAGTTCCCGTACATTGCAGGCTGGGAAGATTGAGATGATGACACATTTTGTGAAGGAGGATGATGGCAATGAGTAACATAGAAAGCCTTAAACCCTGCCCATTCTGCGGTGGAGAAGCCGATTTCGGAATCAGTGACCGCGAAGGGAATTCGCGGGACGAAGAATACGAGAAAGATCCTTGGTCGGGCTTGTCGTATACGATAGAGCACGTGCATGAAGCCAATAGCGGCTGCCCTATCGCCCAATACGAATGTGACGGGGCAATGATGGGCGTGTACCTCTACGACAGTCGCGAAGAAGCGGCGGCTGCTTGGAACAAACGGAATGTCTAACGTCGCTTAACGAAGAATTTGTTCTATCAACTTGGTTCTACATTGGGGGTGAAGGGAATCGATCCCTATCTTGCATTTCTTAAATCGAAGATCGTCACAGCTCCCGAATCAGGCTTCACGATTGATCCGGAAGACGTGCATCCGGTCCTTAAACCGCATCAACGAGACAGCGTTGTATGGGGCGTCCGCGGCGGCCGGCGAGCGATTTTCGCGGCATTCGGCCTCGGTAAGACACTCCAGCAGCTTGAATGGAGCCGAATCATCATCGAGCGGATTGGCGGGCGAGCGCTGATCGTGGTACCGCTCGGGGTCAAGCTGGAGTTCCAGCGCGATGCGACGGAGCTTCTCGGGCTACCTGCGCCGGAGTACATCAGGAACATGGACGAGGTTCGCGCCGCGGCAGGCAACATTCTTCTGACCAATTACGAGCGGATCAGAGACGGCGATATCGATCCGACCTACTTCACGGCCTGCTCTCTCGACGAGGCTTCGGTTCTCCGGAGCTTCGGGAGCAAGACTTATCAGACGTTCCTCGACAAGTTCAAGGGCGTCCCATACAAGCTCGTATGCACGGCGACGCCGAGCCCGAACAAGTTCAAGGAGTTGATTCACTACGCGGGGTTCCTCGAGGTCATGGACACCGGGCAAGCGTTGACTCGCTTCTTCCAGCGGGATTCGACGAAGGCGAACAACCTGACGCTCTACCCCCACAAGGAAGATGAGTTCTGGTTGTGGGTGTCGACCTGGGCGCTATTCATTACGAAGCCGAGCGATCTCGGATATTCCGATGAGGGATACGACCTTCCGCCTCTCGATGTTCGGTACCACGAACTGAAGGTCGACCACAGAGAGGCCGGGGTCGAAAGAGACGGACAACTCCTTCTGATCCGGGAGGCCGCGGCCGGCCTGAAGGAGGCGGCGAGGGAGAAACGGGAAAGCATTCAGGCCCGCGTAGCGAAGGCTTCGGAGATCGTCGAATCCGACCCGGAAGCCCACTTCATCCTGTGGCATGACCTCGAGGATGAGCGGCATGAGATTAAGCGCGAGATCCCAGACGTCGTGGACATTTATGGGAGCCAGGACCTCGACCTTCGGGAGCAGCGCGTTCGTGACTTCTCCGACGGCCGGATCAAACGATTCGCGACGAAAAAGGAGTTGTCCGGATCCGGATGCAACTTCCAGCGGCATTGTCATCGCGCGATATTCGTCGGAATCGACTACCAATTCAATGACTTCATTCAGGCGATTCACCGGATTTATCGCTTCTTGCAGTCGGAACAGGTGATCATCGATATCATCTACACCGAGAGCGAGCGGCAAATCCTCGAGGAGCTCCTCCGGAAGTGGGAGCAGCATAAATATCTGGTTCAACGGATGACGGAGATTATCCAAAAATACGGCCTTTCGGGGACGTCGGTCATCGACAAGTTGGCCCGAACGATCGGAGTTGAGAGAGTGAAACTGCAAGGAGAGCACTGGACGGCAGTGAATAACGATTGCGTGCTCGAGACGGCCAGCATGCCGGATAACAGCATCGGCCTGATCCATACGTCGATCCCGTTCGGTAACCATTATGAGTATTCGGCCAGCTACAACGATTTCGGGCATAACGAGGATACGGGGAGATTCTTCGATCAGATGGACCACTTGACGCTTAACCTCCTCCGGCTTCTCAAGCCCGGCAGGGTGGCGGCGATCCATGTAAAGGACCGGGTGCTATTCGGGAATGCGACGGGTACCGGAATGCCGACGATCGAGCCATTCCACGCGCTGTGCATCGAGCATTACCGTAAGCATGGATTCCAGTATATCGGCATGATCACGGTCGTCACCGACGTCGTTCGAGAGAACAACCAGACCTACCGCCTCGGGTGGGGCCAGCAGTGCAAGGACGGCAGCAAAATGGGCGTCGGGTGCCCGGAATACGTCCTTCTGTTCCGGAAGCTGCCGAGCGACACAAGCCGCGCATACGCCGATGAGCCGGTCGGCAAGACGAAGGATGAATACACCCGGGCGCAATGGCAGATCGACGCCCACGCCTATTGGCGAAGCTCCGGGGACCGGATGGTCACCAAGGAAGAGCTCGAGACATTGCCCGTCAGCAAGCTTCAGGCGGCGTACAGGAAGTTCTCTCGCCGATCCTTCTACTCCTACCGCCAACACGTCGAGATGGCGAAGAGGCTCGATAAGGACGGCAAGCTGCCCGCGTCGTTTATGGTTGTCGCTCCCGGCTCCTGGACAGACGAAGTATGGGACGACATTAACCGGATGCGGACCCTTAATACGACGCAGAGTCAACGGCGCCAGCAAATGCACGTTTGCCCGCTCCAGCTCGATATCGTCGAGCGGATCATTAACCGGTACAGCAACCCCGGCGACGTTGTTCTGGATCCGTTCGGTGGCCTGATGACCGTTCCTATGCAAGCGGTCAAGATGGGGCGTAAGGGGTACGGGATTGAGCTTAACGTCGAATATTTCCGTGACGGAGTCGGGTATTTAAAAGCTGCAGAGTCGGAGGTCGAGATGCCGACGCTGTTCGATCTCGAAGAAGTAACGACATGAGGAGGAGAGGTTAACATGTCAGACGAGGAAAACTTCCGACCGATATCATACGAATTTGGAACCCTTGAGTATGCCCTCATTTATTACGCATTGAATGAAATGGCGCTCAAATTGGAAGGGGACGAGAAGGCGGCCAAGGAAGTTGCTGGCCATTTAAACACCGACTCGAAAATGATTCATCAAAAGCTTGATGAGATATTGACTGATAACGCTGATCCTGATCGCGAGTAATGAATCGGACCATCTATGTTGCCGGTGTGAATCGGAAACATATAGCTGCCGCGGCTGATCGTGTTCCCTATTGGCTTTTAAGCGCAACGTTGCTCCGGAAGTATCCCGCTTGGTTGTCTGGATATCTCAGCCGCCGCAAAGTGCTTTGGGATCCTGGAACATTCAGTGCAGACGCAATGGCTTATCATCGTTACCGTGATTACCTTGATCGCTTTGCTCGTTCAGAGGATGAATATCTTCAATATGACGAGATCGGTGACGCAGAAGCAACAGGGTGGTACCTGAAGGACATGCGCCGACGTGGGTATAAGCCAATACCTATTTATCAGCCTGGCGCCAGCATTGAATTGCTTCAGGAGCAGCGATTGGCACTTGGGGGACTGGTGCCTATGAAATCGGAGGCACGAAGGCATTATCTGGACGAACTGCTCTACAACGGCCCTGTTACCGCGCGATTGCACTTGCTAGGTATGTGGCGGCGTGAATGGTTTGAGCCATACGCTCATGTCATTAGTGGCGACTCGACTACATGGTTGCCTCGAGGCGAATACAACAGAAGAAAAACGCAAGCGGAGTGGTTAGAAGGTTACGGCGAACAATGGATTCCATTCCAACCGCGTTCAGTAATTCAACAAACACTTCTATAGGAGGCGATTAACTTGCCAGTCTTTCATAAATTCCCGGTCGAACCCAGCGACAAAGTTCAGTATCTCGAACTCCCAGGCCGATCGGAAATCGTATCGGCAATCGATCAGGATGGACAGGTCATGATTTATGCCCTGGTCCATCATCCGGAATGGTCGAAGGAAAACGTTCCGTTTCTGTGCGTCGGTACAGGATGGAACCTGAATCTCCCGAGCGACTTGGAAATTGACAAAGTGGTTGGGGCTGTGCGGATCGGAAGGTATGTATGGCACGTGCTTTCACTTCAAGAGATTGATAAATTGCCATTTTAGGAGGGTATAGCGTGGCTGTTGCTTACAAAGTTTCTACATGCCGTCATTGCAAGCAGACGTTTATAGATACAGAGTACCTAAACAATATTTCTGCAACAAAGCATGCAAAGACGCTGCGAAGAAATTGAATAAGTCCAAGCAATAGGGGAGATTCCATTGACCATAACACTCGAACAGCTCTACGAAATGCAGAAGAAACTAGACGCTAGGATCATCGTCGAAAAGGGCCTCGAAGGCGTCGACCTGCTTCCTAATACGGTCCTAGCGCTCCAAGTCGAGATAGGATATCTCGCAAATCTGTGGCGCGGATTCAAACACTGGAGCAACGACCGCGCGCCGCGGACGCGGCTGAAGCATTGCCTCGGCTGCGGAACGATTGAGGAGCCGGAAGTCTGCCCGATCTGTGGGAACGAAAACCCGCTCCTTAATAAGTACGCCGATTGCCTGCACTTCTTCTTATCGATCGCTCGGCAACTCGATTTGCCGGCGAAAGACCTTTATTCTCCTGGGCCAGATGAAGAGTTAATGGGGGGGACGTCTAAAGTATTCACCGAAATCATTTACCATGTCGGAACCGTCGGGTTGAAAAAAGATTCATTCTTCCAGAAGACGGCACTCCGTCTCGGACTATGGATCTTCTATTCACTCGGTGAACAGCGTCTTGGCTTCACTTTTGAAGAAATCGCCGCGGCCTACGTCGCAAAGAACGAGGTCAATTAAGCGGCAGGAGAGCGGATACTGAATTCAATAATGGAGCTGATAACATGGGATACAGCATTTTTAAGGTGAACGATGATTACATCGTCGCAGAAACGCAAGAACAGGCCGTAAAGCATCATCTCGAAGCCATAGGAACGGACTGGTATCCGGCAGGAGAAGAACCGGACGTAGAGGTTGTTCCGAACGATCGGCAAGGACAATTCGAGCGCGAAGACGGTCACGGTTACGACGAAATGACCTTCGGGGAATGGCTTGCGAGCTTCAAGTATACCGGGCCGCAGATCCTTTGCTGGAATGAATAATCTCTGAATACCAGCAGGCAAACAAATCGGAATGTAAACGAGAGGAGCAATTATCCATGGGAAGAAGAAAATCGGCAGTACCGAAGCAACCGAAACCAGCGAAGTTCCACAGCGAGGCGCCGGAGGAAGTATATGAATTGTTGGAGGATGTTGTCTCCAAACTTCACAGCAATCTCGACTGCTCCGAACCATTGATTTTGTTCAAGCACAATGGATGGAAATCGAAGGGCAAAACGATGTTCGCGAAAATCAAGATTCTGGGTGAAGACCTGCGAACTACGATGGACAAGGACTATATCCTCTATCTCAACAAGGAATATTGGGACAAGATGTCCGACCCGCAGAAGCATTACATCCTCGATCACCAATTGAGCACGATCGACGTTACGTCGGATAAGCACGGCGACGCTAAGACGGCCACCGACGGCCGTCCTAAGCTCAAATCCCTGCCTTACGATATCGAGGCATATGCGGCGGTCATCAAGCGCCACGGGCCGATTATGGAGGACGTCAAGCGCCTCGCATTGTCGCTCAAAGAGACGAACCAGATGACCATCGAAGAGGTGGCTGCGGGCGCTGAAGAGGCTGGAGATCAGCACGAAGGCGCTGGCGAGGAAGATGGCGAGCAGATGAGCCTTGATGACGTCGAGAAGAGCAAAGACGGGGCTGAGTCCGGCAAGGGAGAAGACGATCTCCCGCGGATCGGCTAAGTAGGAGGGGCGGGGCGCCGCGGTGTCCCGCTCCAGTTAATCCAAAGCGAGGTGATGGACCGTGCAAATGAGCTTTGATCTTCCCGATATTCGGAAACCGGTGTACGACCGCGATTTAACCATACAAGCAGTCGAGGATGTTTTTGAGCGGTACCGGTACTTCCGTAATGTCGAGTTCGAGGAGATCGAGGCGAAGGTCACTGCCTCATATGTTTTAAGGGAGGGCGGACACTCGGGCGGCCTAAGTGATTCGACGGCCAATATCGCGGTTCGAAACGTCGACGAGCCGAATATGCGGTTGATGTTTATCGAGAAGGTGGAGCGCTGCGTAAGTCGTCTCCCGCTTCCACAGCAAAAACTAATCCGGTTGAAATATATGCAAGACGAAGAGGTCTACGACTACCAGGTGTACCAGATCGAGCTCGGGATTGCCGAAGGGACTTTCACAAAGATCCGTTGGAAGGCGATCGAGCGGTTGGCCGGGATGCTTCGGGTTGGAGTATTAAAGGAGAAGGGGGATGTTCGGGATGGAAAGAACTGATTTTGATAATCTACCTGATTCTATAGAAGTGAAAGATATTCAAATGATTTTGAATTGTGGCAGGCGGCAGGCATATGAATTAGTTGACTCGGGCCAATTCCATACTGTACGTGTCGGCACTAAGATAAAAGTATCAAAAAGGTTGTTCCTCGAATGGTATGAGGGGAAAGACTTTAGTGAATATCTAGAGGCAAAGAAGCGCGGGTAATGCTACCGTGCTTCTTTTTTATTTCTGGCACCAGATCGGCACCAACTTTGCTTTAGTAGAATAAAGGGCACCAATCCGGCACCAGATGCGCTCAATCGATAGCTTTAAGGATGAGAACGATATGGACATAAAAAAAGAGAGCCCTTATGGTTCTAAGGCTCTCGGTCGCTTAAGTATGGTGATCTGAACAGGGATCGAACCTGTGACCCCCACCCTGTCAAGATGGTGCTCTCCCAGCTGAGCTATCAGATCATGCTGTTTCTTTTCTTTGCTTTTTCTTAGCGGCGACAAGTAATATCTTATCAACTGGGCGCGAATAAGTCAACAGGTTTTCCGAAAAAGTTTTCGATTTTTTTCGGACACCGTTTTCGCCGCGTAAAATCGTGGTATTCGGAATGTTTCGAGCCGTCGGCGCGTATAGGTGTAATCAACGATTATACGGCGGTCGGGAGGACCTGTGCATGAGGGACGCGGCGTTGCTGTTCGTATGGTTGGTCGGGCTGTCCGCATTGATCGGAGGCGTACTCTTCGCGGTCGCCCGATTCGTCCGGCGGGATTCTACCCGCTACGACGAAAGATTCACCTGGGCGGCGTTCGCCCCTGGGAGCCGGCGAAGGGACGACGAGGAGAAGCGTTAAAAGAAGAAATCCGCTAAATCCATTCATCCATTCAACCGTACGACCGATCGAAAGCGCTACCGAAGAATAACCGAAGAAGAGAGAGGGCGCCTCGCTGCCATGGCCGGCAGAGGGCGCCCTCTTTCTTATTCTTCTTCATCCCATTTACGGGAGTAGGCTTTTTTGGTCGTCCAAAGCACGATCCAGATCAGCAGTACGGCGATGATTCCGGCGACGATGAAAGTGGTAAGCAACGTTCGTCTCCCTTTCGTAAGAGGCTCCCACTATCATACCGGATTATCCACCGGAAGTTAACCTTTCGACCTCGTACGTTCGGCCTTGCTCGACGAAACGCATTTTACCGGAGCGCCCGACGAAATCGGGTTGATCGTCCCCGTAATGCATCAGATAGATTTTCTCCTGCAAGGAGTCCGGCAACGTCAGTAACTGGGGCAGGCACGCGTGCACGGCGCCGGGAGGGTGAAGCTGGCAATCGTGGAAAATCACCCGGACGCCCCTGTCCTCGACGAGAGACGAGAGCAAGTCGGCATCGAATACGGTATCCCCCGTGTAGAAAAAGAAGCCGTTGAACAGCATCGAGAAGTTCGGTTTGTTCGGGATATGGCGCGTCGGTACGGGTTCCACTTCCAATCCGGGCATCAGCTCGGCGCGAACGCCGCTCGGAAGCGGGCGAACCTCGAAGAAGTCGTTCAGCGTTTCCTTCTCGTCCTGCTGCAGCCCGCCTCGGAGCGAATACTCCCACAGCGGTTGGACGAGCGATTCGGCGATATAGAGAATCGGCTTGCGGCCGTATACGAACTTCATCTGGAAAGCGAACTCTTCCAGGCCGCCGATATGGTCGGCGTGGATATGGGTGATCAGCACGGCGTGCAGGTCGTTAAAGCCGTAGCCGAGCTCGTGAAGCGCTTTGGGCGCGGTAATCCCGCAGTCGAGCAGCAGACGGCGTTCTCCTACCGTGATCAGCGCGTTGTTGTTATGGAAGGCTTTGGCGAAGGCGCTGCCCGTGCCGAGCAT